CGATGTCTTCAATGACTGAGGAAGAATGCGATATGGTTGAAGAAATCCTTGGGGACAAGTGTATCTTTGACTTTATGAATAATGGAGATATTGTTTTAAAACAAGGACGATTCTCACAAAATAAGTTGGCTAAATTACACGATTTTTATAATTCTATCCATGTTGACTACCGAGGCTTAATCCAGAAAGGTATAGCGATTTCAACTGAAGAGTTTAATCCGTACAAAGATTAAGATATGACAGTTAAGGAATTAAAATATATTCTGTCAAAATTGCAAGATGATATAGAAATCAAAGTCGGATATGCCGATAAATCTTTTCCGATAAAATTTGTTATGGCAGATAATGAATGTGTCGTTCTACATAATAAAGTTTATAAGGCAAATCCTGAAATAGAACTAATAAAAACATTAGCGATATATGGTAAAAGCGTATACTAATATAGATCAAAGTAAGAAGTTAGTAGAAGTATTACCACCTGAGAGTTCAGATATGTTTTGGAGAGAAGTATCTCACGGTTTCTATCACATAGAAGCTGAGATTCCAAAAGGGTGGTATGATGTGCCGCCAAAAGGGATACCTTGCTGGTCGCTTGCTATGTTACTTGATTATCTTTCAGCTAATTTTCATACTGATATTAAATATCTTGATAATCAGTGGGAATTGGATTGTAGAGTTCAAGTAATTTATGAAAAAGAATTAGTTGACGCTTGCGTGAGAATGATACTAAAACTGCAGGAACAAAAACTTTTGTGATTATGGGAACTAATTATTATATTAAGCAGAAACCTCTAATTGATGATGCTAATAGATTAATATCGTTAATTGAAGGTACTATTGATAATCAGAATGTAAACTATCGAGAAATTAAGGACTTAGTAGACGAACTATATGATAAACGTACACCATTTAATCTATATGGTAGAGTAATACATATAGGTAAGAATAGTTTTGGATGGAAATTCTTATGGAATCCTAATATTATTGAAATACCTAATTACGATTATAAATATGACGGTGAAATTATTGTTAAATCTTCTACTTACGATAAGGTATACGAACTCACGAAAGAATCCATTCGAGAATTTATTATGCGTCCAGAAAATATTCTAGTAGATGAATATGGTGATATTCAAGACAAAGAAGAATTTCTAGAATGGGCGTTTAATAAAGAAGGACTTGATTCTGAATCGTATTATAAAGAATACAATAGTGAAGTTAGATATCCAGAAACTGAAAGACAAAAAATATGGAAAAAGTTAGGATTTACTTTCAATAGCATTTATCAACATGATTTTTATAGTGATGGATTACGTTTTAGTACAAGTGTAGAATTTAGTTAATTATGAGTAATTTAAAAGAAAATTTCGGATACGGATGTATTGGAATTACAGTTATTTTATTAATAGTATTTGCTATTAAATTAATCTTTGCGTGTATTACTGGACTACTAATTTATTGGTTTTGGAATTATGCTTTGGTAAGTTGGTTTCCAACATTATTTACAGTTCAATATTGGCAATGTGTATTGACAATGTTTATTTTATATGTAATATTTTGGCGTATAAAACTTAATATTAAAGATTAAACGGTTTAGGTTTTTTAACCAGTTTAATTTACTATATTTGTAACACCAAGCCTTAGATAATTTTTATTATTAATTTAAATTTATTTTTATGAAAAAGTTTATGTTATTGATGGCCATCGTATGTAGTATGGCCTTTGTTTCTTGCACAGGCTGTGCTGACAAGAAGGTTGTCGGTAATGATTCTATTACTAATGATTCAACAGTTATTGATTCTGTGAATTATGTTGAGAATGCAATTGCTATGGATAAAGAGAATATGTATCTTACCTATGGCAAGGATTACAAGTGGTTTGAGACTTGTATTGTTTTGAATGAGTACATGGATAGTGAGAATACTAATGATTCCGTTGTTGGTATTTCTAACATTTTCCAAGTTCTTGAACAGAAGAGTAGCAAGTCATTCGATGTTCATGTAATTATGTATACTCACGTTGGTGATAGTACACAAGTTGATGTTAAGCATGATTTTTGGATTGAGGACATGCCGATGAATGACGATACAATTAAAGTTACTTTCAAGGAAGCTTATGCTAAGATGATGGCAACTAATCTTCCTAAGCCTCACAGCCGTCAATGCGTGTTGCGTAAGGAAGTCGGTTCTAAGGATTGCAATCCTCAGTATATCTTTGGTAATTCAGAAGCTCAAGTTTACGTAGATGCTGTTACTGGAGATGTTACTGATATGAATCCTGCTTTTCCTACTAAGTTGAACTATTCGTTTAACTGGTAAAAACATTAACTTAGAGCTTAATAACTCTAAGTTATATTGCGCAGTAGCTTAGACAGTAAAAGCACCAGCCTTATAAGCCGGAGATAGTGGGAGCATTACCCACCTGCGCTACTATTAATTTTAAACTATTTAAAAATGACAATACAAGAAATGATTAAAAAGCGGCAGGAATATAATAAAAAGATTCTTGCCGTTATTAGTAAAATGATAGATGAATATCCAGATTGGAGATTTGGTCAGATTATTAGTAACTTAGGTATTGCTGTAAGAGGACAAGATTGTTTTTATGATGAGAGTGTAGAAACTTATAATAACTTAACACCACAATTTAAAGAATTATGAAGTACTATATTGACAGAAGCGACATTATTGAAGAGGCATGCCATAGAATGTTAAAAGAAATGTATATGCGAGCACAACCTCCAGTAGATATTGACGATTATATTGCTAAATATAAAGACGGAACTTTTGATAAAGAAAAGGATCGTTGTTATGAATGGCATTATTTACCTTCAGCAATTCAAACTCAAATTGTTGAAGATTATCTTGAGGCATATAATGCAAATGATCAAATGCGTGAACAATTTAAATGGCTTATTGATCTTTTCAAGAATGGAGGTCGTCGTACAGTTTATAAAGACATTTTCAATGACGGTAAAGAAGTTAGAACCTCGGAAGAAACTGAGAAACTTCCAGAATTAATTGGAGAAGAAAATGCCGAGAAGGTTTATAGTTTAATCAATGATTTTCTTGGCTTTTATAGACGAAATAGAGATGAACTCTCTATTCGATGGACTATTATGCAAGCTCCAACTACTAACTCTAATACTGTAAAGGAACATTGGGGACAAGATTTTGAAGTAGATGATAGTGTTTATAAGAATAATGATGATGAATGGGATTATACTTATAAAGACTATTATAACGGAGAAATCAACGAAGATAGTTGGTATACTGCTGATAAAGAAGATTAGAAATGATAGGATATATAATTCTCATAGTAGTATTGGTTATTTTCATCTTTATAATGGAATTAAAGAAAGAAAAAGATGATTTGAAATGTCCCAAATGTGGGAATTATATGTCCTGTTATCATTTCCACTATATTTGTGATAATAAAGACGTTGACCAATATACTTATACTTGTAAAAATTGCGGATATAAAACGATAATGAAAGTTTGATAAAAATCATTTGGTTATGAATGATTTTTTTATTATATTAGTGTTTGTATTAAAACACGAATTGTGTTATATCCTAAATGCTCACAAAAGTGAAAGGAGAACTCGATATGATAAAAATTAAAAGAATATTCAGAAAAGTATTGATTTTCATTCTAGTGACATTCATTTGTTCAATGGAAATTAGTGCTAACCATACAGTAAGAGCAACCAAATATTATGCTGGACATAATTGTGGTTGGGTAACTGCGAGTGGCGATCGCATTAACAACCAAAAAGTTAGAAGCGGAGAACATAGATGGGTAGCGTTATCTCATGATATGTTCAAAAAGCACGGTTTTAAAATGGGAGATAAGATCCGTGTAGAAAGTGACAATCCTGTCCTACGGGGAGAATGGATTGTTAAAGATAAAATGGCACCAAGACTTCGTAAAGCGATAGATTTCTTATTTACAAGAGATATGAAAGGTTTTAATAACCCTTGTAAAGTTGTCATTTATCGAATCAAGGATTAATTATTAAACAAATTTATTAACCGAGTATTTAGGAAACTTTTAATAATTAATTTATATGAGAAAAAGGGTTTATAGTATCGTTTACAAACCAGAAACCCTGAACCTAATTGGGTGACAGACCACGAGGTAATTCTCTAGGAGTGCTGTTAGGTAAACAACGTATCGTTATCCACGGTATAAGAGACAACAGACCTTTTACGGTATGTAATTGGCGAGTTGTCTAAACCGCCGCTATAGTATAACGGTTATTACGCTTGACTTGTAATCACGAGATCTTCGTTCAATTCGAAGTAGTGGCTCAATAAAACGCATGTTATTGTAATTAAGATTTATTTTTTTGGAGAGTCTAAAAGTAGGCTCTCCTTTTTGTTAAATAAATATAAGCATCTAAAAGTAAGAAGACAAATGTTTAACAATAAGAAATATATGGAAAAGAAAAGATATAAAATACTGTTCTGTGACCTTGACGGAACACTAATAGATACAATCAGTGGAGAAGTATTCCCTAAAGGGGTTTGGGATATGCGTTTCAAGTTTGATGTGCTTAAAGCAATAAAGAACATGTCTCCAAAATATATTTTTATAGCAACAAATCAGGCTGGCATAGAAAGTGGTTTCGTAGACGAACTCCATTTTGTTTATAAGATAGAATATATAAAAAACGCATTATCTGAATATTGTGAATGCAATTATGTAGACTACCTGTATTGTTCGTCAAATAACAAGAACTATAAAAACAGAAAGCCGAATGTTGGTATGTTGCAAGATCTGCTGTTTCGTTATTTCGCTTCATTCCAATCAGAATGTAAAAAAGATTGTCTAATGATTGGTGATGCAAGCGGGAAAGACGGACAATTCTCCGACAGTGACAAGAGAACCGCCGAAAATTTCGGTATTGATTATATGGACATTAATGATTTTGTTAACGAATATGGAAACGCTAAGTAAGATTAAACAAAAAAGAGATAATGGAAAAGTTAAAGATTTTTGCAGATATTATCAAACAAATTAAACCTTTGTATAACTTTAAGGCAAACGAATAAAGTGTGTTATGACTGTAAATAATTTTGACTTAATTAGGACTTTGCTGAAGTTTGAAGACAAGGATGATTTCTATTTTCTTCAAATCATTCAACGTAAGAAGGATGGAAATATTGTTCCTTCTGCAAACAGTGGTTATAGGACAATTAAGACATATTATATAAGAAGCATTGAAGATTTTGAGAGACGTAGGCCTGCAATTATTCAGTTATGTGAACAGAATCATGCCCGTGCATATATCAATCTCAATGTACGAAATGCAAAGGAAGTCGCATTGACTGCGGCAAAGGCATACATTGATTTGGTCCGTGAAGATAGATGCGAACAAGGACATCGAGTATATGACCATGCTTGTGGAGTGACTCCAAAGGCGGGCATTAAGAAAAAATGGATTGTTGATGTTGATGAACTTACAAAAGAGCAAGTAGACATCATCTGTAAAAAGATTTGTAAATGTCGTTCTGCATATCCTATGGAGAATCTAGACTCGACGATCTTTGATAACATCATTGCTGAGATTCCTACAGCACATGGTATACACATTATTACACATGGTTTTGATGTAGGAAGATTTAAGGAAATCCTTGAACAGACAACATCCGTTAATTTAACTAAAGAACAGATTAAAGAGATTACAACTGTTAAGAAAGATAATCCTACATTATTATATTATGAAACTACAGAAAAGTAAAAAGGCAAACGTTAACTATTTGGCAAAGGTTGTAAACATTAAGAATTTTGTTGAGCATCCTAATCCTAAATATACAAAACTTAAAGTTGCGCACGTTGACGGTTACAATATTATCGTAAGCATCGATATACAACCTGGGTTGTATGTTTATTTTCCAACAATGAGTGAAATTAATGGATCTCTGCTTTCGTATCTTTCTCTATATCGTCATTCCGAGAAAAATAAAAATACTAAAAAGCAAGGTTTCTTTGAGGATAATGGTAGAGTAAAAGCCATTAAATTGGGAGGTACTCTATCAGAAGGATTCCTAATGCCTATATCAGATTTTCAAAATTGGATTCTCGATTCTGTAAATATTGAACTTACCGATGTTAAGACAAATACTGAATTTGATGAAGTCGAACATAATGGTAAGACGTTTTGGGTATGTAAGAAATACGTTATTCAAAATGATTTAAAGGAAAGAAACGGCTCTGCAGAATATCGTAATAAGAAACTTAAAAGATTTAATAAGCTTATTGATGGACAGTTCAAGTTCCACTACGACACTGTTCTGATTCGTAAGGAACCTTGGGTAATTCAACCTGATGATTTGATTAGTATTACTAGTAAATGGCACGGTACTTCACTGATTGCAAGTAAGGTTCTATGTCGTCAACCTCGAAAAACTTGGGATAAGATCATAACTTGGTTATATAGTAAATTGGGTGGAACTCTTCCGATGTATAACGATGTAAATGCATATACTCAATATGATTATGTATATAGTTCTCGTAGTGTCATTAAAAACAGCAATATTAATCCTAACACTGGTGAAGGATTTTACCAGTCAGATGTTTGGAAATATGGATTTGAATACCTCAAGCCCTATCTTATTGATGGAATGACAATTTATGCAGAAATTGTAGGATATCTTCCTAACGGAAAGTACATTCAAAAGAATTATGATTATGGATGTGTTTCTCCCCAGTCTGAAGATAAGTATGAGGCTGAAAAAAATTTTAAGGTTCGTGTTTACCGTATCACTATGACAAATGCATCAGGAAAGGTTCATGAATATAGTGCAAAAGAAGTTCAACAATTTTGTAAAAGTGTTGGATTAATTCCGGTAATTGAGTTCTATTACGGATTTGCTGGAGACTTATATCCTAACATTGTAATTGACGATAATTGGACTGATAATTTCATCAGTAAAATGGCTGATGATAAGAGATTTTTCATGGAGATGAACAGTCCTGATTGTACAAATAATGTTCCACATGAAGGTATTGTTATCAAGAAAGAAGACGGAATTTCACATGCATGGAAATTGAAGGCATTTGCTTTTATTAATGGTGAACAAAAACAACTTGATGCCGGAGAATCTAATGTTGAAGATGAAAATTAAACAATATGAAACTAATAAGTTACGATAAAGAACGTATGGCATTACATTTGGGAGATACTAGACATTTTGCATCTTTCCAATGTCCATTTGCCACCTGGTGGAAAGCTAGAAAATGGTTTAAACGTCCTAGATTTAAGTTTTACTTTGGTCCAACTTTTAAATTTAAAGGACACAAGATTACTGAATTTGGAGAATATGATGATTATGAACAAAAAGGACTTTGGCCATTTGCAAGCACAGAGGCTTTAAAATGGGGAAATTTTATGCCTAAATGGTGGCCAATTAGTATTATAAGTTGGGATATTGGATGGAAAGATAAATATAATAGTCCACGTTATGAACATCCTGGACATTTTATTATATTCTTTGGTAAAAATTATAGAACTTGCTGGCAATTTAGTATGCAGGTAAATGCACCTATCACATATAGTAGGAATGACTGTACTGAAATAGATATGGATGAGAATTATTGGGAATCTATTCTTTGGTATTTAAATTATGCTAAAGAATATGGTATGCCTGATTATAATCATAGAGATTTATTAAAAGCTAGAGCAACGATGCAAAATCATTGGTCTAGAAGTAAAAATAAAGATATTAAGGAATTTGAAATCCTAGAAGCACACAAAGGAATCAATTTTGATAAAAGTTATTGTGTGGTTAAAATAGAATCTAAACAACTTAAAGACTTATGTACTAGTTTCCCCGAATTTAATACTAATACTGAGTTAATGATTACGTTAAAATTAAATGATACAATAAATTATTTTCATAATGATTATGTTAATTGTAAATTTGATTTAGATAATGATATAGTAGAAGTATGGTTTAAACCTAATCATAAATTTGAAGTAGATGAAATGATTGATATTATAAACTCTAAGAAATTTACTGATGTAGAATTAACCAAAAGTGAATATATTGATTTAGGTCCTACTTTTAAGGATGAATTTTTAACCAAACGTGGAATTAAATTGGTAAGGGACAATGTATCTAAGAATAAATGCAATTGATCCAACTTATATAGGATTACAAGATATGCTTATAAATCTAGACACCGATCGTATTGAATCTGGAATAATTAATTTATATAAAGAAGGAAAAGAAATTAGTTCTAGCATTCAAGAATATGTACAGTTTTATGATACAATATTTACTAAAGTCAGAGATTTAGGAATATATGAGATTATAGATGACGGTAATGTTATAATTAAACAAGAAGGATATGTTCCAGATTGGGTAGATAAAAAATATAATCAAGAACCTGGATTTGGAGATTATATAGATTTTAAAATTGACATCAATTGTAAACTTATGGCTAGATCTGAAGAATTAATTAATCTTATGCTTGCGTCATTAATAAGCTCTGAAAATAACTATGATTTAGAATCTTGTATATCTAATATTGGAAGACTTACTGTATTAAAGAAACAATTTGAAAATAAAGGCATAACCAAATACTCGGATTGTATAGATAAAAGTATAGAAACTTTAATACGAGATTTGGAACAATGGAAAACGTCTTAATTATATTAGGTGGAATCATAATAATTTATTTAATTGCTTATTTATATACTAAAGATGATTGATTACATAGTATATACAGACGGAGCATATTCCCCAAAAAATAATATCGGAGGAATCGCATTTACAATTTTCAACAATAAAGGAGAAAAAGTTTGTACATTTAGTAAACCTTTTTCTAATACAACAAATCAACGGATGGAACAAATGGCATGTATATTAGCCTTACATAGCATTAAAGTTCCATCCGTTGTTCTTATATATACAGATTCTATGTATGTTATAGGAACAATGATGGCTGGTTGGAAACGTAATTGTAATGAAGATTTATGGACTGAGTTAGATAGTCTTGTTACTAAACACAAAGTAATTTTTAAACACGTTAAAGGACACGATGGAAATGAAAAGAATGACGAAGTTGACAGACTTGCAGTTGAGATTACAAAACTGCATAGAAAAGATCATTAAAGAAGTAGATTGGAATAAGATTCATAAGGCTATGGTATGTGTTGATTGGATTTGGGCACCTTATGGAAGAACTCCAACAGTTGATGAACTTAAACAACGTACTAGAGAACAATTAGAGGAAGTAGCTATCAAAGCTCTTTATAATAAGGGAGATTATACATTGTCTTGTGGTGGTATTGAAACTAGTGCAAGATATTGGGAAGAAGAGTATGAGTCTGGATGGACTCTTGAGTTTAAATTTATTCTAGATAGTTGGTACGATGAAGTATAAGAAGAAATTAGCAGCACTTAAAGCTGCAAAAGAATGGTGGGATAAACAACCTGAAAGTTATAAACAAGCTACTACACGACCTGGAGGTATTAATCAAACAGTTGTAAAGTTAAAATGAGCATTAAAGATACAATTAAAGAGTTTACTGCAAAGAAGGAATTTACGGCAGTACGTGCATATTCACTTACTAAGTATGGTGAACCTATGGATGAGGATCAAATATTTAACAAATATGTAAAGACTATAAGTGAACTTATTGAATCCAAAGCTCAACGTGGTTACTATAGTTTAGTTATTGATATTGATCCGGGATTTCCAGAAATATCAACTAATTTAGTTGATTGTTTCTCTAATAAAGGATATACTTGTTTTATTCTTGATAGTAGTATTGACACTCGTATTAAAACTCCACAATTATTCGTAAGTTGGGATAGATGATTGAAATTATATCTGTACATAAGTTAATTATTTCAGTAATAATTTTTATATTTGTTTATGCTTTAGTAGTATTTATTGTAGAACGTTATGGTAATTTACTACTAAATTATTGGGCTAAACGAGAATACACTAGAGAAACACAAATATATGAATGTATATCGCCTGGTCAATATTGCCGAAGCTGCAAGAGTGAAAATTTAGAAATTATAGAACACAATGGAACTTATCACGTTATATGCAAAAAATGTGGACATCAAGATTATTTCGGAAAAGAATTAATTATGTTGTTTGGAGCACCTCTTCCAGAAAGAATTAAAAAGTTATCTTTTAAAGAAAAATATTCATATTTATATAAACGCAATGATTGAGTTACTATTAGGTGCTGCATTTCTTGCTGGAGTAACAGGATATGCAAAGAAACAAAGAGATAAGTATTATTCAATTACTTGTCCAAAGTGTGGAAGAATTATTCATCCGTCTACTACTGGTACAATGAATAGAAGAACGCACTTAACTAATTATAAATATAAATGTAGTTGTGGTTATCGAAGTAATTGATTTTTTTCAATAATTGTTCGTAAGTTGGGATAATACAAAAAATTAAATATTATGTTTGAAAATATTCAGAATTCATTTAATGGAATGTTTGGTAAGATTGCTCCTGGAATGTGTCGTCTTACTATGAATGGTAATATTGCAGTAAAATGCAATAATGGTTATAAATCTTATAATATTAAGAAGGGAACACTAACTAACGTTACTAATTTTTGCTTTAACGTAGGTGATGAAATGTTTTTCGTTATTCCTACAAATAAAGTAGAAGTTGGTGATATTATCCTTGTTGGTGGTAAGCCTAAGTGTGTAACTGCAGCAGATAAAAAGATTATTACTGTAATTGATTATGAGAACAGTGAGGTTCGTCAAGTAGTACCTGAACGTCATGTATTCATGGGTAGTACTTACTTTTATGGTAAAATCGTTTCTATGTTTGGAAATAGTTTTAAGAATGGTAAGGGACTTGGAAACATGATGAAGATGATGATGTTCTCACAAATGATGGGCGGAAACAGTAATTCTAATAATGGATTTGGTCAGATGATGGCTATGTCTATGTTTATGGGCAATAAAGATAATCCATTTGAAGGAATGTTTGATTTCAATTTTGATGATAATGAAAGTGACGATGAAATTATTAACAATGAAAATAATGAAGATTAATTATGGGCAGTGGTAGTTTTTCAGCAAGAAGTTTTGCAACGTATTCAATAGATAACGGTAGAACATATGATACGGTTACTAATCGTATTACAAGTGATTATAAATACACTAGTTCACGTTTGAATGAGGGTTTAAATCCTCGTTGTTTTGATGTCCGTGAATGTGTTAATAGTGATGAACATCCTAATACTATTCCTGTAATTCTTGCTCTTGATGTAACAGGTAGTATGGGAGCTGCATGTGAAGAAACAGCTAAAGCACTTGGAACCATTGTTGCTAATTTATATGACAACATTCCTGATGTGGAATTTTGTATAATGGGTATTGGTGATCTGGAATATGATCGTGCTCCAATTCAAATGTCACAATTTGAGTCTGATGTACGTATTGCTAAAGCATTAGATGATCTTTATATGGAACATGGTGGAGGTGGAAATGGTTATGAATCATATACTGTAGCATGGTATATGGGGCTAAAACACACTAAGCTTGATTGTTTTGACAAACAAGGACGCAAGGGCATTATTATTACAATGGGTGATGAACCAATAAATCCTATATTATATAAATCTGATATTAAATCATTAACAAAGGATACACCTGAAAACGATATTGAAACATCTGATTTATATGATATGGTAACTGAAAAATTTGATGTTTATCATATTGCTATTGATGATCGTTCTAGTTCATATAGTTATTATAAATCAAAGATTGAAAAATCAATTCCTGAAAAAATGAAGCCTAATTATAAAGTTTCTACTATTCAAGAACTTGGTAAAACTATTTTGGATTGCATTAATAATTCTGTAAATGGTACTACTAATGATGTACCAAACGAAGTTACAGAAAACGGTGAAATTAAGTGGTAATTCTTTAAAAAATATCTTATGAAAGCGAGAATAATAATTGGTGCTAATTATGGTGATGAAGGTAAAGGAACTGTAGTTGCCAGGTATGCTAAACAATCTGATAATTGTCTTAATATTCTCACAAATGGAGGATCACAAAGAAGTCATACGATTGTTACAGAATATGGTTTAACAACATTTAAACATTTTGGTTCTGGTACTTATCATGGAGCAGATAATTATTATTCTCGCTTCTTTATATTAAATCCTATACAATTTGTAAATGAATACCAGAGTCTAATTGTTAAACCTAATAAAATTTATAGAGATGTAAATTGTATGTGGTCTACTCCATACGATGTTATGTTTAATCTTATAACACATTATATAGATAATAAACATAATACATGTGGTATGGGTATTTGGAACACTATTAAACGATACGACTCTACAAAAACGATTAATTTTGATGCTTTTATAGTTAATGAAGAATTAGCATATAAGTATTTAAATGCTATTAAAAAATACTATGAAACACAATTAGAAATACCAAAGTCATGGAAAAATGTATGGGATTCTACTTATTTAAAAACTCATTTTATTGAAGATTGTAAGTTCTTTAATGAACATACAATACCTATTGATAACATTAATGATTTAAGTTACGATAACTTAATTTTTGAAAATGGACAAGGTTTACTGTTAAGTGACAGAGGTAAAGATGAAGAAGATAGAACTCCGTCTAATACAGGAATTTCTGATGCTTTAAACATAATTAAGGATATTGATAAAAACATTGATATTACTGCACATTATGTTACTAGACCATATTTAACAAGACATGGTATAGGTAATTTGACCAATGAGTGTATAAAAGGTAATATAACATCTGATATTAAAGATGATATAAATGTATATAATGAATATCAAGGTTGCTTTAGATATGGTGAATTAGATATTTATGATTTATATAAACGTATATTATCAGATATTGGTAATAATATAAATTATGAAATTGAATTAACTCACTGTGATGAAGTAGATAAAGTATCTGATTTCAAAAAAGTTTTCAAAAAAGTTAATGTTTACGATTCACCCATAATATGATAATTGAAGAATCTGATTTTAGATTAACGAATGATGGCATGAGTTCTCACTTTGACCTTGAAGTTATGAGAACTGTTCGTCCTAGAGGTAAGCCTGAAAGACAAGAATGGAGCGATCCGTTGTATGGCATGCCTCTAGAACGTGCTATTAAGATAATTATTAATTATCGCTTAGATAAAAAGAAAGATACTTATACTCTACGGGAGTATTTAGAATCGTACAAAGATCAATTAAATTTATTAAAAGAAACATTAAAGAATTATGGCATCGAAGAAAAAACTGACGCTAACGATTGAACGTAAGTGTCCAAAGTGTGGAAAAGTTACTACTTGGAGTCTTATTAACAGTAAGGCCATTCGTTTAGCAGAAAAGAAAGAAGAAGAAATTCCAGCAAAGATCTATCGTTGTAATGTATGTGGTAATCAGATTACAAAATGAGAATAATTTCTAATGAACAAACGGAAAAGACTCCAGAGAAAAAGGAAACACAGGAATCTGTTCAAATGGAAAAGACTTTCAATAACGAGTTGGTACAACAGATTGGTAGTGAACTTTTTGGAGTAAATTTCTATACATCTGTTGGAATTTACTTTAAAACGCACGGTTTATGTGAATTAGCTGAGTTCTATTGGAAATTAGCCGAGAAAACTATGTGCATTAAAGGTAAAATTAAAGAGTATTTGTTATTTGATGAGTATTGTTTTACTATTCCTGCAATAGATAAAGTTCCTGAAGTTTCAGATTGTTTTCAATGTCCGGTAGACTATGAAACAAAAAGAATTGAAGAACTTTATAAACTTATGGAACAAGCTCCTTGTGAAGTAACTAAAGGTTTTATTGCTAAACTTATTAAAAAGCATTGTAAACTTAAACATATTGTAACAATTGCAGCTAATATTAGTGCTAATAGTAAAGATATGTTATTAATCCAACAAGAAATTTCTAAATTAATATGAACAAGAACATTAAAACCGAATTTAAAATTGATAAATTTGTGGATTACGCTGGTATAGAACGTGAATTTATTCTTGCCGCAGTGAGTGTACCCCTGCCCAGTAAAGCTTATGTATATGTACCAGATCCTGAGAGTTATAGTAAATATAATGATAACTTTGTCTATGCTGATGATTATGCAGTACCAACAGAAAAGTATCTTCTTATTGGGATGTCTGTACGTAATGCAGAAGATAAATATGATGAAGAGATTGGTAAGCGTATTGCTGTAGGTAAAGCGCTTAAAGGTAAGGGAAAGCAAATTTATGCTTCACACGCAGGACTTATAAATACTAAGATGGTTCAAGCTCTATTGGAACAAGAAGCTGAATACTTTAAGCGCGATCCTCAATCTTATATTGCAGGTTATCGTAATGCCGAAAAGCGATGGAAAGAAAAACGTGGACAGTTATTGGATGCTTAATTTTAATTATAGCAACTATAACTATATTCACTTGTACTAGAAAACCAATAGAATCTACTAAAACTGAAATAGATTCAATTAAAAGTGTTAATGACTCTTTACAGTTGAAAGTAGATTCTATTGATTCTAAATTAGATAGTATTAATAATTGGTATGAAAAGAATTGTAGTATTATTATTAATCAATCTGTCGATAGCGATATGTGGTTTTTCTCAGAATACTTATCCAAGAGCCTTAACGGATTCAACAGTCGAAATAACTAATCAACAGTTAAAGCAAACAAATTTAGTATTCTTAGAACATCATAAATTAACTCTTGAGAATAAAGATCTCAAAAGTAAAATAAATCTATTAGATAGCATTATTGTTAATAATAACAAAATAGATTCTTTAAGAGTTATTGATTATACTAACTTACAAACTGATTATGAAAGCTTGAGAAAGAAATGTAAAGTCAGCCGAACTAAAAGTTTCTTAACTGGTTCATTAATTGGTGTAGCAATAACTAGTATTATAGCTATATTAATAAAATGAAAAAGAAAAAGATTGACATACTAAAAGATTCAGAAGGAATCAAGTATAAATATCCTGAACGCAGTTGTAAAGATTGTGCTAAGTTTATGTGCTTTGAAGGTATGGAGAATATGGTTTGTGACTTTGCAAAATATGGGTGTAGGAAATACGAATGTATTTCACGGTGAATTAATAACTTTAAAGGAAGATCAAGGATATACCACATACGTTTTTCGTAATTTAGACGAATGTGATGTATTACATAGATACCTTATGTGTGTTAGATTTCCAAGATGGGAAACTGATATTTTACATATAGGAGATAGAGGATACGTAAAATATAGAGAGGTAATTGGAGGTATGGATAAATGGTATGACGGTAATACTTTTGTGCCATATAAATATACTGATATTCACTTTATAAATTTCGTATTCGAAAAGAAGGAACAACAAAATATAGTTTTGTAATTATGTTGATGGAAACCAGATTAAAAGAAGCTTTCTCTAAGAAGCAGAATGATATAAATAATTATATCTGGAAAGGGCCAAAAGTAAAAGTTGGTGATGAATTTAAACAAGAAACAATTAAACTTGTTGATTGTTCAATTGATCAACTTAAAGAGTATTATAATTATTGTGACAAAATGATTAATAATTCTAGTAAGAAAACTCCTGGTAGAAAAATGATGCTAGAAATTATACAAGATCAACGCAATAGATGTAATACTGAACTGTTTCTTAGATGGCTTAATAAAGAAAATCAGATAAGTCGTTTTAGTTTTATGAATGTTATTATGACATTCTTTAAGAATAATCCAAACTTAGATAAAAATAGTTTGGTATTAGATAATATTATTGGCCAGTGTCCTTATGAGTTTAAGAACTTACCAGTTACAATGGTATTAGATGGTTGTATGGATACTTTAGGATTGTTCCTTAAGAAGTATATTACTGTCTCTTTTATTCTTAGACAAGGTGTTTGGCCAAGTGAATCTGAACGCAAAGAATTGCCTAAACAAAAGTTAACTCCTGAATTTATTCTTAATTATTTAGGAGTTAATCCTAAACATAAAGTAAGATTGAATAGTAAAGGATTATCTTTAGAGCAGATGAAAGCTATGGTAAGTTTAAGAAATAAGAAGTATTCAGAAATGTCTACTTTACAATTGGAAACTTTACGAAATAGGATTTTATATGCTCTAGAATCCGAGATTACTTTTCATATTCGTCAATGGGAAAACAGAAAAAGGCAAATTCAACGCGTTCTTGAGAGTAAAGGCGTAAATGAATTTGTTTGATTCTAATTACGAAAGAACATTACGTCAAGAAGAACTAGTAGAAGAATGGGTTAAACATAAATGTGTTGGTACTCTTCTTTGTCCTACAGGTTTTGGGAAAACCAGAAGCGCTTTAATTGCTATTAGAAGGTTTCAAACTAAACATCCTGAACATAAAGTGATAGTTGTAGTACCTTCTGATGCAATTAGAGTTCAATGGGAAAAAGAGTTAGCTGACAACAATTTAAATGCGGAAGTTCATACTTACTTTGATACAAGTAGACACGAATATGAGTGTACAATGCTCGTACTCGATGAAATTCAAAGGACAGGAGCTGAAACTTTATTTTCTACATTCTCTAATATCAAGTACAAATTAATTCTAGGATTAACTGCTACTTTCGAAAGATTAGATGGTCGTGATCAACTTATTTCTAAGTATTGTCCAGTAGTAGCTGAAGTAACTATATCTGAAGCAATTGCTAAAGGTTGGTTATCAAAGTATACTGAGTATCTAGTTCTTATAGAACCAGATGATATAGATGTATACAACGACTGGAATAGGAAGTTTAACGATCATTTTAGTTACTTTAATTATGATTTTGCTTTAGCGATGAGTTTACATACTAGTTGGAAAGCAAGATTAAGTTATAAGAAACAACACAATCTTTCATCTGAAGAATTCGGAGTTATGATGGGACATGCTCAAGGATTCGGAAAAGCTATGCAAGAGAGGAAGAAATATATAAATAATCATCCTCGGAAGATCGAGCTTACTAATCTTATACTTGAACATAGACAAGATAAAAAATGTATAACTTTCAGTAATACTATTAGTATGGCTGAAAAGATTAAATACGGACAAGTCTATTCGGGTAAAGATGGTAAAGTAAAGGGACGTGCAAAGCTTGAAGAATTCTTAACGCAGACTACTGGAGTAATAAATAGTATAAGGAGGCTCAACGAAGGATTTAATGACCCTAGTATATCTGTAGCAGTAGTTCTTGGATTTGATAGTAGTAAAACTCGTAAAACTCAATCTGTTGGTAGAGTAATACGAGCAGCTGAAGGTAAAACAGCTGAAGTCTTTAATCTTGTACTTAAGGGAACAGTTGAACAAACGTGGTTTCAAAATAGTAATACGAATAAAGATTATATAACTATTGATGAGGAGAACTTGATTAATGTTCTTGAAGGTAAACCGTTTACTAAAAAGAAAAATAAACAAATAAAAAGCAAGATGAGATTTTGATATGGTTGAAGTAATGTCAATTATCGGTGCCAATAGTGCATATTCAGATTGTGTGAGTTTGGATGATGCATTACAAATGATTCTTGATTATAAAGAAGGAAAGATTGATGAATTACAAATTATCATTAACGGTAAAGAGATAGACGTTGATGATTTAATTACTATATTAAAATGATAAATGAAAAGATGTTAGAACTTTTATGTATTTATGCTGTATTAAAAGATAATTCACTTATGGATACTACTAGTAATACATATATGGCATTAATAACAAGACGTGACGAATTAGAATCTGAATTTGTAGAATACATAAAGGATAAGTTTAATTATAAACGAAAGGGTTAACACTTTGAGAAAAGACTAAGCCCGTTTCAATTAGAGATACTTGTAGTTTAATCTTAATGTAAATCTAATTGAAAGAATTATCTATTGAAAATCAATTGGGACTAATGGAGAAATATAGATTAACAGCAGAGGAAATGTATATTGTTGATTTATTATTTCTTAGTAGTCCAGAAGAAGGACATAGCGAGTTTCTGAGGTCTTATCTTAGTTTTAGTGATATTGATTTACGACAAGTACTTGTGAATCTACAAAATAAACAAGTAATTCTGAAATCTTATAAAATTCCAAAGAAAGGAGAATCTTTTGATCCCGAAACAGTGGAATTTAATAAGAACTTTTTAAATAGTTATCGAAAGTATAGTGGTGAACTTGGATATGAGTTCTTTATGGAATATCCGAGTTACGGTTTAATAAATGGTAGTGAAGTTCCGTTAAGAAACTTTGCTAAAAAATTCAATAACGAAGATGATTTTTTCTTTGCATATGGTCGAGCAGTAAGCTGGAATAAAGAAAAGCATGAACATGTTTTAGAATTAATACGTTGGGCTAAAGAAAACCAATGTAGATTGTTGAATATGAATATTGCTGACTTTGTTATCAGTAAAACCTGGCTTAGTATTGAAGATATTAAGAATGGTAATGGTGCTATGGCCTTTGATATTATGACTGAGTTATGATGTCAGGAAAAGAAAAGTTATTCGAACTTATTGATAAAGGTAGAATGGGTAAGAATATAGGATTACCTATAGGATTGCCTAAAATGGAGAATTGTATGGATGGGTTTTTACCTGGAACATCTTATTTGATTGCTGCTCAATCTGGAGTAGGAAAAAGTACGATGATGCTCTATTCATTCATATATCAACCATTAAAAGCATATATGAACGATCCTTTATATGCAAATAGAGATCCTTATTGGATATTCTTTAGTCTAGAGATGACTCAAGCTCAGATTTATGCTAAACTCCTCAGTATGTATATATTTGAACATTATGGAGAAGAAATTAGTTATAAGGAATTATTCTCAAGAGGTAGAGACACTCATTTGTCTGATGAAAGATACGAACTTGTTAAACAAGCAAATGATTTCTTAGACATTCTAGACAAAAGAATTATATTTCATGAAGGTACTCTTAATGCTGAAAAGTATGAGAAATTCGTATTACAAGATTTAGAAAGGTTTGGGAAATTTACATCTGATGGGAGTTATAACAAATATAACTCTGAACAAATAGTTGCAGTTCTAATAGATCATATGAGCTTAATTCGTGCTTCGACTGGACGTTCAAAGAAAGATGAAATGGATTTAATATCTTCTAAGTCTGTAACAATGCGTAATAGGTATGATATATCTCCAATCCACGTCATGCAGTTTAATAGAAATGCAAACAATGCTGAACGTCTTAGACAGGGACAGCAGGAACCCGATATGTCAGACTTTAAGGATTCAGCCGCTATGTACGAAGACAGCCAGGTTGTATTTGCATTACATGCTCCAATTAAGTTTAAATTATCTAGTTATCGAGGATATAATATTAAAGAAATAGGTCATAATTTCTTGGCTTGTATCTTATTAAAATCTCGATTTGGAACATCCGATATAATGGATGCTGTAAACTTTTTCGGAAGTGTGGGTATATTTAAAGAACTACCTAGACCAGATGAAATAGCCGACTATACAAGATATAAAACACCATATTGGTGTTTAGAAGATACCGATTTAGAAATACCAGAAACTAAATCTAACAATAACATTAAAATTACATTATAATGGCAGCAGAAACTATGCTTATTTTAGGCGAATCAGGATGTGGTAAGACTACATCTCTTCGCAATCTAAATCCAGAAGAAACTTTTATTATTACTACTACCTCTAAACCGCTTCCTTGGAGAGGTTGGAAACGTCAATACACTAAATTTGATACTAAGGAGCATCTTACTGGTAATTGGTATCAAACTGCTAATTCTACGCAGATAGGTAAAATTATTAAGTATGTAAATGCTAAAAGACCAGAAATAAAGAATATTGTGGTTGATGATCTTCAATATACTATGAGTTTTGCTTATATGGATAGAAGAAGTGAAACAGGTTTCCAGAAATTTAGTGATATTGGTGGTGATTTTACTGACCTCTTGCGATTAGCAGATTTTCTACGTGATGATCTTAAATTAATCTTTACTTCTCATAGTGAGAACACTGGTGATTCAATGAACCCCCATTATTCGCTTAAAACGGTGGGAAAAATGGTTAACGAAAAGATTACTCCAGAAGGATTGTTCACCTATGTGTTTTATGCTCTTCCACAGAGTGGTGATGGTGAACATATGGAATATAAATTCCTTACAAATACAGATGGAGAACATGTAGCAAAGACTCCAATGGGAATGTTTGAAGATTTGTTAATTGATAATGATGTAGCAGAGATAATTAAAGTAATCGATAATTATAATAATGGAGAATGATAGTAAAAGTCCTTTTAACATTTGATTTTGATCCTGTGACAAACACCTACAAGGAACTAAAATCCGAAGTAGTAAAAGATGAGATTAAGGTAAATCCTAATGAGAAACCACAATTAGAGTTGTTTGAGAATAAATATCATCTTAATAATGCAGCAATGAGTGTACTGCACGTAACTGCTGGTGATAGAGTAGATATACGCTATAAGATAATAGATGGTATTGAAATTCCTCTTATTGGAAATAATGAGGCTTGGGGAGACAAGAATGGTAATAAAATTACTAAGTCCCAAACGGTTAGTTTCCGAGGTTCTAATAATGAACAACTGTCTAAATATGGTTCAGTATTTACCTTAATTGATAATGGAAACGGCTTGTTTAAACTTGATGGTGGTGTTATTCCAGAGAGTTCACAAGTTGTAAAAGATGAGAATATAGAAATCCCAACTGACGATTCTTTGGTAGAAGATATTATCGAAGAAGCTGATTTTGAGGAAGATATTAAGGACGATTCTAAGTATGAATTGTCAGATATTGATTTTAATTTTTAAAATTTATTAAATTATGAAATTTGGTTTAACAGAAGCAAAAGTATCGGTTCCACGTTTGAAGCCTTGGACTATTAATGAAGTAACATTTAAGGGTGTTGAGTATAAGAATGGAACGTCTCAGAATGGTAACAACTGGGCAGCAATGCAGTTTAATTTTGAAGGAGAGAATGGTACATATTCTAAGATGTTCTTCTGTCCTAATCAAAACGGATTCGAGCGTAGAAGTGGTGAGTCTTCTAGTGGTAAGTGGGTACTGCCTGCTGATGCAGAGGTTCTGATGGAGCAATTGAAGTATATTTGTACTACTCTTGCCAAGGATGCTTATGCTAAAGTTGCTGGTAAGATTGTAGTTGACCTTCCCGATGAGTTTAATAAGCTTTATGAATATATTGCTAAGATTCTTAAGGGAGCAGTTGGCACTAAAACTAACATTAAGCTTGTAGCTGATAGCCGTGGTTATGCAGACATTCCTCGTAACGCTGTTCGTATCAGTAGTAGCGATGATTCTGTATATATCAGCAATCGTTGGCTTGGTGATAACCTAAGTTTCTCAGCTTATGAACTCAAGACTAAGGATGCTGCTAAGGCAGAGACACCTAGTAAAGTTGATGACTTAACTACAGACGATTCTTTGGATAATGTAGACGATCTTTTGGATATTTAAAAATAAGTGATTAACTTTAGGTTCTAAATGTTAATGCTTATGAAATTTGAATTAGAACCTATAATTAATAAAGAATATTTACTGAGTAAGAATACTCAAGAAACATATTTGTCCTATTATTTAAATCTACCTGTAAAAAAAGGTTTATTTAAAAGTCCACTGAGAAGTGATTCTAAGCCCACTTGTTCGTTTTACAAGAACGCTAAAGGTGATGTAATCTTTAAAGATTTTGGCACTGACTTTTCTGGTAACTTTATATCAGTTGTAATGTGTAAATATAACTGTTCATATCAGAAAGCCCTACGAATCATTGCAAATGATTTTGGGTATATAAATGCCAAGAACTTAGAAAAGAATACGAAACCGATAGAAATAGTTGATAAACCTTTTGAAGAATCTAAAGATTGTATTATACAAGTAAAGATTCAAGATTTTACTAAGGAAGATTTAGAATATTGGGAACAATACGGTATAACAGAGAAGACCTTGAAGAAATTTAAGGTCTTCTCTTGTGCTACCGTTTGGATTAATGGATACATTTTTACAAGATCTGATAAAAAGCATCCTGTGTTTGGATATTATCGAGGAAAGAATAATAATGGTATTGAACTTTGGAGGATTTATATGCCTAATCATAGAAATAAAGAACCTAAATTTGTAAGTAATTGGAAAGCATCTATGATACAAGGTGCTAAACAATTACCAAAAGAAGGAGATCTTATAGTAGTTACAAAAGCTATGAAAGATGTAATGTCTCTCTATGAATTAGGTATACCTGCGATAGCTCCGAATTCTGAAAACTTATTCTTATCAGAAGCTCAGTATAAAAAAATTAAAGAACGATTTAAAAAGATTGTTATATTTTATGATAATGACCTTGCTGGGTTACATAATATGAATAAATTTAGAAAGCAATTTCCTGATATAATCCCATTTTGGATTCCTTTAAAGTATCATTGTAAAGATGTAAGTGATTTTATAAAAAAATACGGAATAGAAGAAGCTAGAAACTTGTATTATGAAAATCGAAGAAAATTATAAGCCTACATATCGTGAAGTATCATTAAAAGAATGGGTTAACGAAATGTTCGATGATCCAGATATACTTGAAGGAACAGAAGAAGAAATGTTTAAAAGTTTTATAGAATCTATAAAAGACCTTGCTCTTAAAGAAGATCTTAAAGAATTAAAAACTAATAAAAAAGAAGTTATTGAGATTCTTAAGACTCTTAAAAAGAAACAATGTGAAAAAGTATATGATGATCTAGTGAACGCTTTTTACAACGCCATAGACAATGTTGATGTTTATTATAAATATGATATTATCTGTCCAGATGAAAAGGTGATTGATAAAGCAAAACGAGAGGCTATAATCAAGTTATATAATAAATATTGTGGGTAAAAAGAAGAATCTAGATTTAAGTGTAGAAATAACATTTAAAGACGGACATATAGAAACTTTTGATAGTCCAGAATTGGCTGCTGAAGCTACTGGACTATCGGAAGCTTCTATAAAATCACGATGTAGTAGAGAAGGAACAGGTAAAAAAGATGGAATTTATTGTCGTTGGGCTGATGAAAAAACTAGACGTAGTAAATTAGCTAAGAAAAACAAGTCTAAGGGAAACAATTGGGAACTAGAGATTATAAATAAACTTAAAGAAATTGGATATGACGGTTGTGTTAGTTCAAGATCTCAGAGTAAAAACATTGATAATGCTAAAGTAGATATTATTGATGTTAATAATGAACTTCCTATTTATATTCAGGCTAAATATCTACAAAACAGTCCTAATTATTTTACTATTCGTGACGAGTGTCCTTTGAAAGATAAACCATTTGTTATTTGCTGGAAAAAAACTGGAGCTGATGGTTCTCCAAGTCCAGGGTCAATAGCAATGGTAGATATAGATTTCTTTTATGAATTATTGAAAATTTATAAGAATGATTGATCGATTAATTTTAGATTGGGAAAGTGATAAGTATATAAGAGTTACTGCTGATAATGAGAAAGAGTACGTAAAGAAAGTACTTAAATATTTTATTGAATACTATCCTGAAGCAGCATTTAACGCTATTAGCGATAGATTTGGATTATCTGAAGTTGATTTTACTCAAATTAAAAATATATGAAAACTTATATTTTAACAGACAATTGTATTAGTGAACCTATTGTGATTGAAGCTAATACTTACGAAGAAGCTGAAAAGAAAGCTAAGAATTACTATGGTTTGCAACTAAATCCACTAGAAGTAGCTCGTGATTTTTACAATGCTCAAATTATTGAGATTTCAGAATTAACTAACATCGATGATTATGAATAAATATTTATTGCCTGTATGTAGTCTAGATGATATCTGGATTGAATCAGTATCAGCTAAGAATTTTAACGATGCTAAGGATAAGTTTATAGAGTCTTTAGGAGAAACATATGACTGGGTTACTGTCGATGATTGGGATAAATTCTTAGAAGAATGTGCTGACCATGAACTATTTATAGGTGATATTTATGATTTAGAAGAATTCTAAATGAAAAAGTTGCGAATTGGATTGGATATAGATCAAGTACTTGCTGATTTTAACGGTGGTTATCTTAAAAGATTTAAGAAGTGGCCAAAATGTGATTGGGCAATTACTAGAAATGTCGAGAATATTTTGAAGCATGAACGAAATTTTTGGTTAAATCTAGAAGTTATAAACTATCCAGATTTTAAACCTAGATTATATTGTTCTTCAAGAGTTAATAGTAAAAATTGGACACGAGAATTTTTAAAACGTAATAAATTTCCTAGTAGTCCGTTATACCAAATTCCTGGATACAAAATTAGTAAAGCTGAAACAATCAGAGGTAAAGTAGATGTATTTATTGATGATTCGATTCACAATTTTATTGATTTAAATTCTAAAGGAATTCCTTGTCTACTTATGAACTCCGAGTTTAATAAGGATTGGAAGTTTGGAGGTAGAATATACTCACTTAAGTATGAAGATATTGTAAAAGAGTATAATGACTTTATGTTAAACATATTTCCTAATTTTAAAAATTATATAAATGATTAAGTTACAACCAATTTATGAAACTCTAGCATTTAAAGATATAAGCGATGAAACTTATTTTAGCTCAGAGTATTGTGAATATGTAAGTAATAGCAAATTGAGTTTAATCAATCCTGATCAAGGAGGTAGTGTAGAAAAATTTAAAGAGGGATTCAAAGCAAGCTCAGATTCTTTAATCCTGGGATCGGCCGTTCATGAGCTAATATTACAGCCAGAAGAGTTTGAGCTTAATGAACAAGTCGATAGACCTACAGCTAAGTTAGGAATGATGGCTGATAAACTATTTCCTGTATTTAAAGCTAAGAAAGATGTAACACACGATGATGTTATTAGAGCTAGTGATGAAGTCAACTATTATAAAGGTAAGATGACTAAAGAAAAAATTGAGAACGTTGTTAATAGTTGTATTGATTATTGGCAATATCGAGTGTTACATGATATTAAAGTTCCTGAAGATAGAAAGGAACAGATTTATCTCGATCCGAAAAGTCGAGAGAAATGTAAAGCTTGTGTTCAATCTTTGATGGATAATAAGGATGTTCAAAATTTATTGCATCCTACTGGGATATTTGAAGATCCTATTTCTATGAATGAAGCTGCTTTATTTATTGACTTCAAGGCGATAGATACTGAGACAGGAAAAAGTACCATTCTTAAATTTAAAGCAAAGTTAGATAATTTTACAGTCGATCTTGAGAATAATGCATTAGTTCTTAATGATTTAAAGACTACTGGACATTATCTTCCAAAATTCAGAGATAGTATGGATACTTATCATTATTGGAGACAAATGGGTGCTTATAGTTGGTTAATGAAGGCTTGGTGTATGAAAAACTATAACATGAAATCTGTTGATAGTCTTCAAGCAAATATGTTAGTAGTAAGTACTATTCCCGAGTTTAAGTCTGGAGTATTTAGAGTAGATAAGGAAAAACTAGTTGAAGGTTGGAGAGAGTATGTAAGGCTGATGAAACTAGTTGCAGAATTATATATCTCTGAAAATAATACTGGTTATGTCTTATGAAGAATTAAAAGATCTGTATAGTAGAACTTTTGCTCTAAGTTATCTAAATACATCTATCGAAGAAAGACTTGCAGTTGTTGGATTGATATGTAACGTTACTCATCAGCTTCAAATGAAGAAGCCTGGAGTAACTTGCTATCAAGTAATTATGAAAATTATGGAAAATTGTGATATGGTAGACTCAATGCGAGAATTTTTAACCGCATTATCTATTATGTGTGAAGATACCATGCATAATTGTTCCGAATTTTCAGATTTTGGTATTAAAGAAGGTAAAAAACAAGTAGCAAAAATAAAAGAAATTTTATCTACTTGGCTACCTTTTTAACAAATTTTAAGTGTTTTATATTTGGCTGGTCTCAAAATTTATATTATATTTGTAATACAAACAATGAGACAAAAGTCTTATATAAATTTGAGAAGAAATAGTGTAGAGTTTTATCTCTACATAAAGTATTATTAATTTTTTAAAATGTTAATGTTTTATGACAATGACTAATTTCAAACAAGTAGAGGCTAAGGCCTACAACAAAGAGGAAGCTTTTGAGCAGTTCCCATTTAATGTTCAACTTCAGGGTGCTGATTGCACGCAGGCATGGAAAAATGCTGGTAAGCCTATGACTGGCACAGCGTTGAAGGAGTTTATGGCTGAGCAACTTCAGAAGAAGACTCGGTTCAGCGCTGGTAATGGTTGCTATATCGTAGTTGAAAGCGGTGTCGCTGATACTCGTGAGCGTCCTTATACCTTCGAGAATGTTAAGACTGACGGTAAGCGTAAGTTTACTAAGGTTATTGAGCTAATCAATCCTGAGACTAATGAGATTCTTGCTAAGAGTTATGGTACTAAGGATGAAGCTGAGAAGGTCGCAAAGGCTTTGTATACCGATAAGGGTTATAAGGGCAATATCAATGGTGTGATTAAGCACGATGTTACTGAGGGTGAGCCTCTAGCATTTAAGGTTACTTATACTCCTAGTAAGAACGCTAAGCTTGGTACTTACATTGGCTTTGGTGTTGAGGCATAATTAACCCAAGATTTTTTTATTTAGAGAGTCAGATTTGAGATAAATCTGGCTCTCTTTTTATTTATTAACCGCAGAAATGTGTTATCTATAAAGTCAGTAATGAAAAAAATTAATTTTATTAAAACGTATACTCATAAACAATTTATAGCGAGTATAACTAGATTTGGTAATTATAAAGAAGCTGAAATTGAGACTACTTATAATAATTCCTATATAGCTACAACAGCAGGAGAACTTGAAGTTGTAAAACGTAGAAATAGTGACGGTATCATTAGTTATATAGACGATGAAGGAATGGTTTATTCTTGGATTCAAGAAACTAAAAACGGACGATATACTAAAATCACTAAATCAATGCTTAAAACATCTGAACAATATGCACAAGGATTATATTACTATTTTTATAACTTTGAGTTTGCAAATATAAAAAGTCCAGTTATTGGGATTATTGGTAATACTGAGAATTATTATAGTTATATAATTCTTAACGAAAATACAGAATTATTAGATCAATTAAGACCTCTTTATAGAGATACCAGAGTTAAATCAGCTTGTCATGTTAAAGAAGATAAAAGGATAATTAACCTTATTCAACAAGCAATTAATAAAGGAACGTTGAATATTCATCTTAAAGAGTTAACAAGTACAGACGATTTAACTAAAATATATAATAAAGTCATAAATTATGGATATTGAATATGCACAATTGATGTCGGGCAAACCGACAATTATTAAAAACAAGAATTATTTTGCAACTGCTCAGTATGTTAATCCTTTCTTTGATAGATTAAGTAAGTATACTGATGATTTTAGAATTCATGTACAAACTCCAGACCAGATTACTCTTACTACTGATGGAGAACAAAACCTTGAAGATTTAACTTATAATCGTGTTTATATTGAAGCGGTAATGCCGGATTCAATGTGTTATAACAATCACGATCGTGTAATCGGTATGATTATTGGTCTTGATGTTCGTAAACCAGTTGCTAAATTTTATAATGGTGCAATGAATTCTGCTTGTACAAATCTTTGTGTGTTTAATCCTGCATATTTGGATTGTCAAGCAATAGAGCCTGAAACTCCAATTGATTTTAAGCCACTTGATAGATTATTGCAATTGCAAGATGACACTCGTGAAACGCTTGAAATCCTTCATAATACAAATTTTGAAAATAGCGTGTTTGAACAAGAAAACCATCTTGGTAAATGGATTAGAAATTCTATGTCTAGTTCATATAATAGCGGATTCCAAGAGGCTAAACTTAGTGCCGATAACGTAATTAGAGCTTATAAACAGCTATTTAATGAAGAAGATTCTCCTTACTATCAGACAATGAATACTGTAAATATGTTTGATGTATATAATGCCTTTACTCAACAGATAACAAATGCCCGTGATAAGGGAAAGGATCTTATCAATATGGCAGAGAAAACTTTGTTACTTCGTCAAATCTTAGAGTTCTAATATGACAGTAAACGAATGGTTAAACGGTAATCAATTAAGTATCGATATCTGGAACAACAAATATCGATACAAAGATGAAACTCTAGACCAATGGTTTAAACGTGTTAGTGGTGGAGACGAAAATATTGAAAGATTAATCCGAGAAAAGAAATTCTTATTTGGGGGTCGAACTCTATCTAATAGAGGAACCGATAAAGAAGGATCTTTCTCAAATTGTTATTCTCACGGTTTTGTAAACGATTCCTTAGAGGATATAATGGATACTGCTCATAATATTGCTATGACTTTTAAGGCGCAAGGAGGACAAGGGTTATCATTATCTAAAATTCGTCCAAAAGGTGCTTTAATTCATGGACAATTTAAATCAGATGGTATTGTTCCATTTATGGAAATCTTTAATAGAGTAACTGAATCAATTAGTCAAGGTGGTAGTCGTAAAGGTGCTCTTCTTATGTCACTTGATATATGGCATCCTGAAGCTAAAGATTTTATTACTATTAAATCTGATTTAAATAAAATTAATAAAGCTAATCTATCTCTTGAGATAGATGATGCTTTTATGGAAGCAGTTAAAAGTGGAGTTACAGAGAAAGAATGTACCTTCTATTATAAAGATAAAGTATTCGGCTATACTGTAAATCCTGTAGAACTATTTGATCTTCTCTGTACTTATGCTTGTAAATATGCAGAACCTGGTGTAATCTTTACAGATAGGTTTAGAAATTACAACCTAATGGAATTTGTACCAGAATATCAAATAGAAACCTGTAATCCATGTGGAGAGCAGCCCTTACCTAGACATGGAGCCTGTAATCTATCTTCTATTAATATTTCCGAGTATGTAGTCAATCCGTATACAAAAGAAGCGTATATAGATGTTGATTCTATAAAGGAAGATATGTCTTATATCATTCAAGCGATGGATGATGTGCTTGAAGAGAATATTGAAAACCATGCACTTGAACAACAGCGGGAGATGGCTTGGAAATATCGTAATATTGGTATTGGTATTATGGGTTTAGCTGACGCTTTAATAAAAGTTGGAATTAAATATGGTTCTAAAGAAGCAATTGCTACTACTAGCTCTTTGATAAGACATATTTTTAGGTCTGCTGTTATTGAGAGTATAAATTTAGCTAAAATTAGAGGTAATTTTCCAGGATATGATCCTAAAGTTTGGGATTCAACTATAATTCAAAATGCGTTTAGTCAAGACGAAGTAACTGCATTTAAGAAGATTAACCATCTGAGAAATTGCTCATTACTTAGTATTGCTCCAACGGGATCGATAGGTACAATGTTAAATATAAGCACTGGTTGTGAACCTGAATTCATGCTTTCGTATAAACGTAGAACCGAATCTTTGAACGGTAAAGAAACTTGGTATGATGTAGAAATTCCAGTTGTTAAAGAATATAAAGAAGTTACTGGAGATGTTAAACTTCCAAACTATTTTGTAACTGCAGAACAAATTGATTGGGAAAATAGAGTTTCTATGCAAGCAGCTCTACAAGAATTTGTAGATACCGCTATAAGTTCAACAGTTAATCTTCCTGCTAATACTACACCAGAAGACATTAAAGGTATTTATATTAAAGCTTGGGAACAAGGACTTAAAGGGATTACAGTTTATGTAGATGGAAGTCGTGATGCTATTCTTAGCGCAGATGGTGATAAGAAAGAAGTTAAAACCACAATAGCTAAGAAAAGACCTAAGGAACTCGAAGCCGATTTCCATTTAGTTAAAGCTAATGGAGAGCAGTTTATAGTTCTTGTAGGACTTCTTGATAATAAACCTTATGAAGTATTTGCATTTAAACCTAATCTTCAAGTAAATTTACCTAATCATAAAGGTATAATTACTAAAGAAAGTAAAATGCATTATAGATTTGCTTCCGATAATGTTGTAATCCCAGAACTTGAGCTTGCAAATATTAATGTTGAAGAAAGAGCAACTACTTTGTATGCCTCCATGTTACTTAGACATAATGTAGATATTAAGTATATCATTAAAACTGCAAAGAAAGTAAATAGTAATATTACTTCATTTACTTCTGCAGTTTGTAGAGTACTTAGTAAGTATATGGCTAAAGAGATTACTGGTGAGAAATGTCCAGAATGTGGTGCAGACATCATCAAAGAAGGAGGTTGCGAACACTGTAGTCAATGTGAATGGAGTAAATGTGAATGATTGTAAAAAATATAAATATGATTGTTGATTTAAATAAATATTCTACAGAAGATCTTCAAAAAGAATTAGAAAATAGAAACAAACAAGAGTTTTTAAAAAATGTACCTATAGAGTTGCTTGCACAAGAACTTCAAAATAGATTAAGAGCGGTTATTAATAAGGTTTATTTAAAACATTTACTAAATGATTATACAGCTTGGAATAATAGACAAGCACTTTATAAAGCATACGATGGATTAAGTAGTATTGCTAATTATCCATATCTTAAAGAATATTACAATTTATTATGACTAAGAAAGAAAAGGAACTTTACATGGATGTTGTCCGAACTGTTAGGTCAGCAAGATCAAGCTTAGCTACTGATATGGCTGATTACGATTGTACTTGGCCTAAACCTATCATAGCGAAACTAGATGAAGCAATTAGATATTTAGTATTAATGAAACCAAAGACATGATCTTTAATAGTTATCAAAAGGAATTAAGAGACGAGATAATATTTGAAACTTGTCAACTGCTATCAAAATTAAAAGAAGGTAGTTTAAATTCAAAGACTCTAGAAAATTCTTTAAATAAAATATACAAACGCGCATTAAATCTAGGTATATCGAGTCAATTATATAAAGTAGAATATCAAAAAGAAACAAACTACGATATATTCAATAAAACGTCAGCGGAAATTAAATTTGATGCGGATTGGTACAGAAAACAAACTAACAAACCAACACGTTATGAAGTATTTTACACAAAATTTGGAGTCTACCAGTCTATTAATGATGGTTTAATTAGATCTTTAAGAAAGATTGATAATAAACTAAGTGATATTGATAAAAGTATTATTAAGTTGTTACCAGACAATTATATATACTATTATCCAGGAAGTAAAGCAGATGATAATTTTCTTATGCAAGTTATAGCTGATCTAAGGCAAATCGATGATAACTGTTAAATGTACTTGCAATAATCCTGAATTTTGTAGTCAGATAGTAGATTTAAAAGATCAATTTAATATTGAAGTTGAAGTCTACGATGCTAGGTACTTTGACACTAAAAAGAAGGGTTATTTAAAATGTAAAAGTGCATTTTCAGCAAGATTAGATCCTTTTGTGGGTATATGGAAAAATAATATACCCATAAAAGGGTTTTATACAGAAGCTAATGAATGTACTATAGATAATATTGTAAACTATTTAAACGAATTAAATGAAGAAGATTTTTCAGAAGATAATTCCGATGGTTGATGCAAATGTAGAGACTTTATTAGAGGCAAGGATTAGTAATGATTTATCAGAAGAACTTAATAACGCTTTACAAAATTCTAAATGTGGAATAATTCATGTCAAACACGCTGATACTGGTAAAACTCATTATGGAATTACAGCCGCCTTTGGAGAAGGTATCGGTTGTTATATGAGCAACGAAGACGAATGGTTTACTACATCAACAATTAAAAAGATAAATTGGGAAGAAAAATACTTTGAAACATTAAATTCTAAATATTTCTTTGATTTTGAAGAATTAGATTTTCAAGAATTATATAACGTAGTATTTGGGATATATGAATAATATAACTGTAAAAGTAAAGAAATTAAATGAAAATGCTGTAATTCCTAAGTATATGAGTATAGGTGCTGCCTGTGTAGATATTACAGCAACTAGTATAGAGTATGATTCTAAAATGAATCGCTTTATATATCATACTGGACTAGCTTTTGAAGTACCTGAGGGATATTATATGGATATCCGACCTAGAAGTAATATGACTAAGAAGCGTTGTTCTATTGTTAATGCTAATGGTACTTTGGATAGTGACTATCGTGGTGAGTTGATAATTGTCATTACTAACTTAGATATTGATGATCATGTTCAACCTTATAATGTAGGTGATAGAATTTGTCAAATAATGATTCTTCCTTATCCAACAATCGAATTTGTAGAAGCTGATGAACTTAGTAATACTACTCGTGGAGAAGGTGGTTTTGGAAGTACTAACAAGTAAATTTATAGTTAACAATGGGCCTAGACATTTATTTTAACAAGACACGTAAAGAAGAAGTTGGTTACTTTCGTAAAGTAAACTTCTTAGTAGGATTTTTTAGTAACATTACAGGAGAAGAAGTACAAAATTTATCTCCAATTGAAGTTACTAAAGAAGATTGTATGGAATTATTAGGAAGATGTAATGCTGTACTAGAACATAGAACTACAGAAACATCAGAAGAACTTCTTCCTACTTGTCCAGGATTCTTCTTCGGAAACTATGAATACGATGAATATTATTATCAAGATGTAGAATCCGTAAAGATTTTCTTGGAAAAGAAGTTACTACCAATGTTTAACGATTTAAAGTCAGATGAATCTATAACATTTGAAATTTGGTATTGATTATGACAGAAGATTATTATAAAACATTAAAAGAATTTATTAAATCTAAAATAGATAATGAATATAAATTAGAGGTTGTTACTTTTAATTATATTGAAGGTAAACGTGAAGATAATTTGTCTAGTATGATTTATCTATTTAAGACTGATAAAGATTATTATTCAATCATAATAAAATGTACTATAGGAGATAAACTTGCTGATGTAACGCCCAACAGTAAAGAATTACCTATTTCGTATTTGAGTATTCCTTATTGGTTAGATTTAATGTATTGGTTAGGTAGTATGACAAATGAGAAAAGTTTATATAAATAATCATTATTGTCCGCAAGCAGTAACTGATGATTTATTTGGGTTTTGGTTTGAACATCCGATGTTTACGACTATAAATACCAGAATTCTTTGTTGGAACAATGTAGTGTATGATTTAGTGTATACAAATCCATATACACAAGAATATTATTTTGAGATTTATGAATATACACAGTATTTTCATAAATCTATGGATGATTTTTGAACACCAAGTAAAAGAGATACCGAATTACGAAACTATTGTCACGATAATGGAATAAGATTACTTGAAATTCCATATAGTGTTAAGAATATAAACAAATTTCTAAAAGAACAGTTGTAAATGAAAGCACAAGAATTATTAGAAATTATTAAAAGTATAGATTATGATAAAATGCATTTATTAATAATGCATCCTATAGATAAAGATGATGTTTATTGTGAAGTGATATCTCAAAAATCCGAAAAAATTGTATGTAAAATTATAATAAAGTACGAAAACGATAAAATTACAATTTTAAAATGTAAAAATAAAAGCGGATTTGATGAAATAGAAAAGAATTTAGGGGAATTCACTCTATTTAATCTGATATACTTTATAGCTTTATGTTCACAACTTGAAAATTGTATAGTATGAATAAAACTCTAGTATCTTTAGACAGTAAAGGTAAAATTAGAGTTGTTGAAATAAGTTATGATTGGAGTCCTACGGATAATGGTTTTGTTATTCGTAGGATTACTGGTCAACTTGGAGGCAAACAAACTCAACAACCAGATATTTTAGTTGAGAAAGGTAAAGCTGGAAGAACAGTGACTGAACAAACAGTACTTCAGTTTAATTCTCATCTTAAAAAGTATCTAGATAAAGGTTATAAAGAATGGGAAGATATTCTAGACGAAGCTAAAATTAAAGAAGCTTTAGGTGATATCAAGACAGGTCAAGATGGAATGATTAAACCAATGTTGGCTAAACAGGCCGATAAGGTTGCTAATAAGTTCTTTGATAGAGATTTCTACGGCTCAAGAAAACTTAATGGAGTTAGATGCCTTATTTACTATAAAAATGGTGAGATACATACATCATCAAGAGGAGCAATTAATTATGATTTAGCTATCTATCATATAATTAATCATCCAACTTTAATCAAATTCTTTGAAAATAATCCTACAATTATATTAGATGGCGAGATTTATGTTCATGGTTGGACACTCAACAAGATAAGTGGTTTATGCAGACATATAGAAAAGATTTCTGCTACTGAGCCATTGCAATTTTATTGGTACGATATTTACGATACTGCAAATCCAAATTTGGTATTTGCAGATCGCCTTGATTTAATGGAACAATGGGCTGATAACGAACTTCAGCTTAAAGAATTTAACCCAGAACGTGAGTGGAAAGAAGGAGAACTTAAGATTCAACTCTTACCACAAACTCCAATGACTGGGTGGTCAACTATTAAGAAGTATCACGATAAATATGTTGCTGAAGGATTTGAAGGTCTTGTGATCCGTAAAATAGACGCTGTTTATGGACCTGGTAAGCGCAGCAATGATATGATTAAAGTGAAGGAATATTCTGACAGTGAGTTTGAGATTGTAGGATTATCTGAAGGTCTTCGTGATGAGGATATGTGCTTTATAATGAAGACAGAAGATGGACAAGAGTTTAAAGCAAAACCTCACGGTGATCGCGCTCAAAAACAATGGTATCGTGAACACTTAGATGAACTTATAGGTAAGATGGCTACTATTAAATACTTTGAAATGTCGGGTAAAGAAGGTAGCTCAATTCCTCAACAACCACAATTTGTATGTGTAAGAGACTATGAATAATAAGAGAATATATTGCGTTGACACTAAAGTAGAAACGTTTATCCGAGAATGGTATTATGCAGATTCAGATGAAGATGCTATTGAGAAAGCTAAGAAGGACGATTATGAAGCTATAGACTCTGAAATGTTACCCGAATTTTCATCTTATCCTAAAGGCGAAACTGGTGAATGTTATATGGAAGTATATGATTCTAATTATGAACCAATATATAATAACTTATGGTAAATAAACTTTACAATTCAACAGTCGATATTGTACACGATTTTGGAACTATAACTATTCCTATCTCTGAATTTATAGATAAAGAAGATCTTCAAGATATAGTTGAAGATAATCTAAATATGCGAGATCTTATGTGGGAAATTCAAGACTTAGCGTATGAATATTTCACAAGTACTTTAAAAGTTGAGGTCAATGGTTTGTAATAAGGATAACATTATTATTATTAGTCCAAAGCTATTAATGCGTGGACCAGCTTATGGCTGTGAAGAAAAAACTAAAGATGATTGGTTGTATTGTGAAAAAGGTCATAATCTATCAGTATTTGGATTCGATGATTGGTTATTACTAGAAACCAAAGGTACCGATTTTGAACTTTATAATAACAATGACCGTTTAGCTAGATGTTCTATTACAAATAATCAAATAGCTGTAGTATTTGAAGATAATATCAATGATTATAATCCATACTTTAAAAGATGGTTCGAAGAACATCCGTTTAAAGCAATTCGTATTCCAGAGTTTGATGGGAATATTTATATCGATGGGGATAAAATCGTTGGAAAAAAGGATGGGTTAGTTTTTGAAAGCTATATAATAAATGAAGACGTATAAAATTGACTATGAAATGTCAGGTACTATTACTGACGCTTGCAGAGCTTGGGTTCGCGCTGAATCTGAAGAACAAGCAATTCAGTATTTAAAAAGCTGGGATTGGGATCAAATTGAAGATACTGAAATTCTAGATACTCAATACGATGACGATTATGATATTGTTGAAATAGAAAACATAATCGAGGAAAATGATAATTAAAGGGCTTCCTGTATATGTATATGATGTTGAAGTCTTTCCTAATGCATTTACTTGTACTATAAAAAATTCTGAAACTGGAGAATATATTATCTTTGAAATCTCTGAAAGAAAAAATCAAGTTTGGGATATAATTGATTTCTTTACAAGTGGTGGTAAAATGATTTGTGGATATAATAATATACATTATGATAATCCAATCATAAATTTCTTAATTGATAACAAAGAAGCAGCACTATCTACTACTTATAATATAATCTGTCAGGATATATTTACATTGAGTCAAGAAATAATTAACAGTAAAGATCATAATTTTACATCTTGGTCTAAATGGAAATATATGAATTATTTTCCAACTCTTGATTTACTTACAATGTTATTTTCTCAAAAACTTCGTTGTGGCTTGAAAGAAATGCAAGTCACAATGAAGTTTAGAAATGTACAAGAATATGAAGGAGACTTTGATAGATGGTTACCTGTCTCAGAGATTGATAACGTCATAAAATACAATATCAACGACGTTGATAGTACTGAAGAATTACTTAATCGCTGTAAAGAAGAAATAGAATTAAGAGAAGGTATCGAGAAGGAATTTGGAATATCTGTATTAAGTAAAGATGGTATGACTATTGGTACAGAAATTCTAAAAACTAAATATCTTGAAAAAACAGGTAAGAAATGGAAAGATATTAAAGATTTAGGTACTCCTTGTGATATAATAGATCTCAATGAAGTAATATTTCCATTTATAAAGTTTGATACTCCAGTTCTACAAGACTTACTAACTGAAATGAAACAACAAAAAGTTAGTGCTGGTCGTAAAGGTTATGAAAAACATTTCTTATTAGATAATGTTGAAGTAACTGTAGGAGTTGGAGGTATCCATACTAAAAATGATCCTGAGAAGATTATACCTGACCCTGAAACAGAACTTCTTCTTGACAGCGATGTAAATTCACTATACCCGAGTCTTATTATAGCTTATCATTTAGTACCTCCACAGCTTGGTGAAGAATTTGAAGAAATCTATGGTGAAATTAGAGAAGATAGATTATATGCCAAACATCATCCAGAAATTCCAGGTAATAAAATTAAGAATAGTACATATAAATTAGCCCTAAATGGTGCTACAGGTAATTATCAGAATGAACATAGTTGGTTATACAGTCCTTTCACTGTAATGCAAATTCGAATTAATGGCCAATTACTACTCTTACGATTAACAGAGATGTTACTTGCTGTTGGTGCTAGACTTAAACAATTAAATACGGATGGTGTACTTTATACAATACCAAAATCTGTAGATTATCAAGCTATTCTTAAGAAATGGGAAGAAGAAACTAAACTAACTCTCGAAACTGAAGAATACGAAGCGTTTTATCAGTTTGCAATTAATGATTATCTTGCAGTAGGTAAAGGATATAAAGAAACTCACAATCCGAAACTGTTAAAAAAGAAAGGGTTGTTCATTGATACTGTAACTTTGGGTAAAGGTATGCAGCCAATGATTATACCTAAAGCATTAAATGCGTATTTTGCAGACGGTATTCCTCCTGAAGAAACGGTAATGAATAGTCAAGACATTAACGATTTTATAACTTATCAGAAAGTAGATAAGAAGTTTAAAGTGATATATGAAGATAAAGTTATTACTAGAATTAATCGGTATTATGTTGCTAAAAATGCACCTTATCTATTTAAGCAAAAGTCTGGTGGAAATCTGGAAAATTTATTAAAAGCATCTGGAGTTAGAATTGTTAATGATTTGACAAAAATTAAAGAATTTCCAAAAGATATTAATTATAATTACTATCTTGCAGAAATTCGTAAAATTATTAGTAAATTTGAAAATAAAGTATTATCTTTATGGTAAAATCATACGGGTATAAATCTCCTATATTTGTTTCTTCTAACAATAAAACAATCGTTTATTGTCCTATTTATCTTACAAAACAAATAGGTTTACGAAATTATACATATGGGTATTTATACAATTTTAAAAATTTTCTTAAAGAGATAAAATATTATGGGAGGTATAACATTTAGTGGTTCTAAAAATGCTAGAGCTACAGAAAGACTATTAAGTGAAATTGTAAGTTTTCTCTTTGAGCAGAAATACGGAGAAATGAAATACTTTACTGAACCTCAGAAAAAGTCATTAGAGAAAGTAAGTAGAGATTTACAAAGAGTTATAAAGAAAGCAAATGGATAGATATGATTGTAGTGTTGAGAATGTAGATACTCAGCAATATGTAGAAAGTATTTTAGGAAAACCTAGATTCAAATGGGAATATTTAATTCCTGGGTTTGGATTAAAGCTTTTAGCCGAAGATATGTGGAGTTACGATAATCTTTATAAAGAAGTAACTTCAGCAAAAAGTGCTATAAAAAAGTTAAGAAAAGGTGAAGAACTAACAATAGAAGAAGATCTTGCAAGAAGACATTACATTTGGGAAAACTTTGACGGTTGGATAGGTTCAAGAAAATGGCAGACAGAGTAAATCATCCATCACATTATACCTGGCTTAAGGACAAATGTGGTGTAGAAGTTATTGATATAACTAGACATCTAGATTTTGATTTAGGTAATGCTCTAAAATATACCTTACGAGCAGGTCATAAGTCAGAATCTGGTATGTCTAGTTTAGATAAAGCTATTGAAGATCTAGAGAAAGCAATTTTTTATTTGAAAGATAAAATCAAACTATTAGAAAATGAAAAATACTCAGACGACAATACATACCCAAAAATTAACTGGGTATGTAGCCAAACCCAAGATGACTACAAAACGGTATATAAGAATTGAAGGCTCATTACAAGATAAATTTTCACAAATCAGTGAAGATATATTTGTCGTGGGCAAGTATATGTTTGTACCTGAAGAATTATTTGAAAAAACATTGTCATGAAACTATTAAAATTTACTGCAAGTTGGTGTTCAAGTTGTAAGCAACAATCTAAAATTCTAGAGGATTTTAATGATATTCCTGTAGAAGAAATAGATGTTGAAGAGCAGTTTGAATTAGCCAATGAATATGGAATTAGAAATTTACCAACAATAATTCTATTAGATAATGAAGGAAAAGAAAAATATAGATTTATTGGAGTAACACCTCTTGATAAGATTATAGATTTCTTAAAATGAATAAGGCAGGTTTTTATATATTTATAATACTAAATGTTTTAGCTAGCATAATGTGTATATTAGGAATATTATATCTAAACTCAATCTTCTGGTATACTTATCTTATTTTTCTTATGATAAATTATTATTATACGTTAACTAAAGACTTTGAATTTAATCAATATATAAAGAAATGAAGTTAATTAATCCGAGTTTTGAAATAATTCAACAAGAAGTTCCAACAATTAAACTTGATAAAGATAGATATGTTCTGCATGGAGAACTCATAGAAGATGCTAAGAAACAAATAGAATTAGCTGGAAGAATATGCTATAAATCGGAAGATAAAATAACAGAAGATTCTTATAAAAAGTTCTTTGAAATGATTAAATCTAAGGAACATTTATCTGTTCTAGAACATGGGACTATTTATCTTAAGATTGTAGTAGGTTCTCCAATGTATGATGATCATTATCTTAAAAAAGCAGATATAGTTCAAATCTTTAAAAAGAATCCTTATTCTAAGGTAGTTGAAAATAGAGAAGAGCTTGCTTATGAAGGAATATCAATGGAAAGTATTCCTGCATTTTATATAACTACTAATTATAGGGTTATAGAAGAAATGTTTACAGGTGGAGGCACATTTAAAACTAAACCTTCTGATGTGTTTGAATATTTAAGTTTGCCGACTGAATACCATAAGAAAAGAATATCTGTAAAGTTTACTTGTTCTAGAGCTATAGCACAAGAATTAACAAGACATCGTGTGTTTAGTTTTAGTATGGAATCTCAAAGATACTGTAATTACTCTAAAGGAAAATTTAATAATGAGATTACTTTTATCCAACCACAATACAGTATCAATAATCCGAGATTTGAAAAAGCGTTACAAGATTCTGAAAATGCATATTTTTATCTTCTTAGTATTGGACAAACTCCACAAGAAGCTAGAGAGGTATTACCTAATGCTACTAAAACTGAATTATTTATGACTGGTTATATAGATGATTGGAAAGATCTCTTTAAGTTGAGAATTGCTGAAAACGCACATCCAGAAATGCGTAGACTGATTATTCCATTACAAAAAGAGTTTGAAAATGTACAGTGATAAAGAAAGCTATTTATGGTATGTAAAGCAAATGGTTAGTCCAAGATGGTTTGAAAAGATGCCAAAAGAATTTGTAGCTGCTGTAAGATGTTATCTGGCATTAGTTCAACATATGCGTTATGTTAACGAAAAATATAAGAAATAAGATAAAAATGTACAGTGATAGAGAAGGATGGGAATATTGGAGAGATATATATCTTAAATATTATCCGTTACCTTTAGAAATATTAAAAATATATAGAATGTATGCTAGATTCTATGCTAGTAAAGATAAGTTGCTGTATAAAAAGAATAAAAAATGAAAAAGTTATTGATTTTATTAGTTCTACTAATCGGCGCAACATCTTGTGTAGTAACTGATGAAGTTCCAACTACTGAAGTAGTATTAAATTATGGAACTCCATATTACTACCAAGATAGATTAGTATACTATTATTATAATGGATATTACTACTATCCTCCTAGGTATCCTAGATATAGGCAACCTATTAGACCTGTACCTAGACCACCTAGATATGATGGTAGAAGAGATAATAGGCCTCATCGTAGGCATTAATGTTTAACTTTAAATTTTTATTTATGCGTAAGTTTTTTATGATTATGGCTGCTGTAGCAGCAATGTTTGTTAACGCTCAGACGTTTGAGCAGAGTAAGTTTATTGATAACACCTATGTTCGCATTGATGGAGGTGTAACTGCATTGACACATCCTAGATGCAACGGTTATGAAAATTGGGGTCACACTATTCAAGGTGTAATTGGTGCTGAGGTTGGTAAGTGGATCACACCTAAGTTTGGTGTTGCATTTGAAGGCGACTTCGGTATTCGCAATGGTAGTAAGTTTGGTTTGTTCCAATACGAGTCAATTGATCCTCTAAAGAAATCTCAGAACTTTAATTATATGACTATAACAGGTCTTATTAAGGGTAATTTGAGTAACATCTTTGGTGGTTATAAACCTCGTACTGTTGAATTTGTTTTGGCAACTGGTCCGATGTGGATTCATGGTTATCCTGGCAAGTATTATATGAATGATTTTGGTGTTAAGTTCCAAGGTGAGGTTAATGTAAATGTTACTAACCGAGTTCAACTTAATTTCATTCCCGAATTTAATTATAATTTGACTGGTTTGTATAGCTATGGAACTAACGAACATCCTCGTTTTGACAGCCGTAATTCATGGTATGGTCTAAAGGTTGGTGCTACTTATAAGTTTGGTAAAGAATTTACTGAGTGCCCATTCCAATATACACAAGGTGATATTGATCATCTAAATGAGCAAATTAACGAGCTTCGTAACCATCAACCTGAGACTAAGATTGTTGAGAAGGTTGTTGAAGTTAGTGCCAAAATTCCTTACGCCATAGTAATGTTTGAAAAGAATAGCGCTGAGCTTACCGATAACGCTAAGGAAATGTTGAATGGTATTCAAGGTTCAGTAACAGTTGTTGGTTCTGCTAGTCCAGAAGGTAGTAAAGTTCGTAACGATGAACTTGCTAATGAGCGTGCAAATGCTGTCGCTAACTATCTTAAGAATCGTGGTGTTAATGTAACTAATACTAATGGAGATGCTGCTATTGGCTCTCGTGTAGCTATAATTAAGTAAGATGCTTATTGAGGAAAGACTTGATAAAATCGAAAAGACGTTACAAGAAATCCTCAACATTATAAAAGAGAATTCTACGCCCATTGACTTTAGTGGGCGTAGATTTCTTGGATTAGAAAACGTCTTTGATATAACAGATAATATCAATCCTATGATTAGACAGGGTGATATTTATACTGTTAAAGAAAATAATAGTGTTGATTTACATTTTGGTAATAGACATGTAACATTGCAAACTCCTGAGTTAATTTACAAGTATAACGATAAAATTCACTGGTTATGAAAAGGTACATTTATAATATTCAATATAATAAGCAAGACACAGAATTTGATATGGTTTATGTTGATGCTAATAATCCAAAAGAAGCATTAGCAAAACTTAAAAGACAATTTCCTGGAGTATATAAGAAACATTTTGTTAGAATCGAAAAGGATTTGTAATGGCTAATATTTGTGAAAATACATTTTATGCATACTCAGAAGATCCAAAAAACATCGAGTATATTAAGGAATTTCTTAAAGATAATTTTGAAGCTGATGTTGATTGGGACAATGACTACGTTAATGCTTATTTTGACTCTAAATGGACATTTCCAGAAGAACTGATGAACGATATGTATGATAACATTCCTAATAAAGAGGATATTTATATGCGTTGTTTATCTGTTGAATACGGTTGTTTATATCATGCATTACTAATCGCTGACGAAGATGGTGGATGGAGAGAAGTATAACTTAAAATACGAAAAGCGATACGGCTCAAGTTTCCGAAATCCTTGGAGTCAAGAAGTTTTGCTTCAAAACGGTATAAGAGGTTTTGGAGGAAATGATCAATGTTTATGGATTCATTCTGGAGCAAATGCATATTGCTTTATAAAAGATTTTGACAACGTTGAATATTCTCTTAAGCAGTTATCCGCAAGTGAAGCTCAAGATTATCTTGAAAATAATTACGATAGAAAAGAAAATATTCAAAAAGTTATAGATAAATGGATAAAATAAAAATTTGCGCGATAAGTGATCTTCATGGTTACTTACCTACTAATATTGTCCCCTGCGATATAGTTCTTATCGTTGGGGACATTTTACCTTTAAAGGTCCAATCAGACGTTTTGAGAGCGGAAATGTGGACAATGAGTAATCTATCAAACTGGATACAGAACTTGCCGTGTACCCACTGTATCGGCGTTCTAGGCAATCACGACGTGGCATATTCTAGAAAATGTGCAATTTTAGATAGATTGTGTAAAGCCACAAAAAATAAAGTTGAATTCTTAGAAAACACAGAAACCAATGTTATATTTGAAGATAGAACAATTAAAATATGGGGCAGTCCGTGGTGTAAGATATTCGGTGACTGGGCATATATGGCCAGCGATGAAAAATTACAGGAATATTATTCTACGATGCCGAAATTCTGTGATATAGTTATAACACACGATGCTCCAGCTGCTGGAGATTTAGGTACTATAACAGAAGGATTTCAAAAAGGTGTAAAAGCAGGTAATAAAGTACTTGCTAAAATAATAAAAGAAAAACAGCCACAAATAGCATTATCTGGACATATTCATTCTTCAAATCATAAATTAGAAAAGAAGAAGGGATTTGGAAATACGTTATTTGCAACTGTTAGTCTTGTTAACGAGAATTATCAACCGATTTATGAACCTTTATATTTTGAAATATGAAGAACGATATTAAATATTATTTTAATAACTTATTAAAGAATGATGTAAGTATAGAAGAATATAGTGATGATGCTTTTATGTATCGTCTATTCTATGAAATTCATGGTACAGTACCTTATGTAATGTATTTCTTTGATGGAATTGATGAAGACGATAATGAGGAATTAATCAATGGTGAATTTGATTGGAAAGAAACTAGTAAGCTTATTAAAAAGATTCCTGGATGCGAAACTTATAAGTGGAAAGGTAATACAATTTACTATACTGATGATTGGATTTGTCATAAAGGAACTATCTTTAATATATCGCCAGATATTCCAGAAGAATTATCTAATTGTATTCAAATAACTAAAAAGGATACTGCTAATCTAATTTTTGTGTCAGTTTCTAATAAAGGACAATTTATTAAGCGTCTATTGCCTGTTAATGAGTTGGACATTGATTATGATATAAATTACAATGAAGATTTCCCGCATGAAAAAATTGAGGAAATACTTACAGGTGATAAATCTTCTCTCTTACTTATGTTTGGAATTCCTGGCACTGGTAAAACCTCGTTTCTACGTAAAATGATTAAAGATCATCCTGAGCAAAAGTTCTATTGGTTAGATAGTAGTATGTTTAGCATGATTAACAGTACTGAGTTTATGGAGTTCCTACTTGATAGCAAGGGTGGAGTATTTGTTCTTGAAGATTGTGAATCTGTTGTTAAAGATAGAAATACAAATTATAACAATTTGATTACTCCTATTCTTAACATTTCTGACGGTATGCTCGGTGATTCCCTAAAGTTAAAGTTCTTCTGTACCTTTAATACTAGTCTTAAAAATATAGATCAAGCATTACTTAGAAAAGGCAGATTGTCATTAAAATATGAATTTGGTAAACTAAAGAAAGATCGAGTTCAAAAGTTATTCGATAAGCTTGGTATTGATGCAACCGCTACTCAAGATATGGCTCTTTGTGATGTTTATAACTATCTTGAAGATAATGGCCAAAAAGAAACGAAGAAGATTGGATTTTGATATAATACGAGAATATCCAACTAATCGTATATATTATTCTCCAGCTAGATTTAGAGGAATCAGATATAGTAAACTTTTAGGATTTATAGAATTAAAAGGAATTAGACATTGGTCTGATTGTATATAAAATAAGTAAGCCCGATAGCTTAGGATTAATTTCCTAGGTTATCGGGCTTTTTTTTTCGTTATTCTTCTGGATCTTTCCATATATAATCAAATACTTCATGTATTTGTCTTGTTGCAGATGTACTTTTTTCTACAGTTTTCTTTAGACTCTAAGAACCAGTTAAAAAATTACGCCAGTTATTATAAGTATTAGTCATCATTGATATTGAGAAAGGTGTCCAATCTATACCTCTACCTCCGATAGATTCTAAGAAATTAAAATCCATTACAGAAGTTTTTAACAACGATGCTCCTAAAGATAAAGAATTATTTGTAATAGCTTGTGCTAAATTATCGGCTTCATTTTCATTTACATAACTTTTAGCTTGTTGTTGTAAAGATCTAAACGCAAGTTGTCCTACAATTAACCATACAAATAAATCATAACTTAAAGCTTTTAGATTGTGAATGTACGCATCTCTTAACTCTTCTGGAACTTCTTTAAACATATTTTTCTTCATATATCTTATCCCTTCAGGTAAGCCTTGTATCAATCCTTTATCATATTCTTGTGCTCCAAGTTGGATCAATTCTCTAATATGATTCAATGTTAATAAAATACCTTCTTCAAATCTACCTTTCCAAACTATATAAGCTATACCAGTATTTATATGTGTAGGTCTTCCATTAGAATCCATATATTGTGGAATTCCATCAATTTCTAACTATTCAAAAGATCCGTTTATTTTTACACCAGACGACTATGCATATTGGTTCTTTTTACCAGACCAATAAGTATACATTTGTAATAACATAGCTCCTAATAATTCACTTTGAATCAATGCTTTCTTTTCATGTGCATAGTATCCATATAATAAATCAGATACCGATTTATAAGCTTCTGATTGATTTGTTGTGTAAGCTTTAGGTAATATATCACCTTTCTGTATTAAGCGTTTATTTCCATTTTTATCAGTTACTTTAGTTCCTTCAAAGGCCATTTGTTCTACATAGTTTGTATATAAACCTAATTGTTTTGCTAATACTGTATCATTACTGTTTCTAGCTATTTCCTAAATATCACTTACTGATTTTCCATTTTCTATATATTTTGCTACTTTATCAAATCTTTCATCAAGTTTCCAATCATATACTAACACACCATTCTTTTTACTATGTGCATTTACACATCCATCATGATACATATGTGCTCTAAATATAGCCTGTCTGTTATAAAAATCAGGTCTAGATGAAAATCTAAAACAAACTGTCTAAAAGTTATATAATAATGATTTATCATCGATAACTCTTTCAACATATGTATCTGGATGCATATCCATATCATTTAATGCATAGAATTCATTTATTAACTCAAGAACAGATCTTTCATTCCCATAATGAAACGCTTCTTTCATTACATCTTTAAAAGCTTTTAACATATCTGACGATGAAAAATTATAAGATCCGTCTGGTTTTGTTACTATTAATTTAATGTCTTTCCATAAACCTTCAATTACCTAATAGAATTGTTTTAAGTTAAAACCTAAAGCTAACGTGGAAGCTCCTCTCATTAAACCAGATTTATACGCATTTATTGCTTTATATTTATCTGGAATTAATGATTTATTGAATATTTTATTTTTAACGTAATCTTCTAGATATTGTATATCTTCAGTATATTCATGACCTTGCATTATCTATTGATACTATATATTTAATATACCAGCTTTAATTAAAGGTAATATATCATTCATAATATCTCTCTATCTATAGGCAAACTCATGTTTTAATATCAAAGTTTCTAAGTCTCTTTCAAAATATTCTAGTCCATTGTCCTCTATTAAACGCTATCTTCCTATTTCTGATTCTCCAGCATCAAACATCGTAGTCATCTCCCATAAATTAGCTCTATGTATTGAATGCAATGGTATATCTACAGTTTTATTTAAATTTTCTTCAGATTGTAAATCAGATGGCTCTGATATTGGTAATTGTTGTTCTTCTCCTTCCTACAATTCAAAACCAGCTTCTCTATTTATAGCATCCTATTTAGCTTTACTAGGTAATAAAAATTTTAATCTAGATCTGATAGCATTTAACATACCTTGAGCAGATATTGCAGAATTCATCTTACCTGGAGTTAACGGAACTCTGTAATATCCTAAATTACCAGAATCTCTCATTTTATCTAGCATTTCATCTGTTAAGTTACTGTATCTATTTTTATTAATTACTCTTAAAGCTAGTTCTAACACTCTTTTTAATTCTGGCTCTCCTTCTAAAGATGGATCATCTAATCTTTTAAATACTAAATCTGTATCATTTTCTACATCGTTGCCTTCTGCAAATAAAGGCTTAAATAAATCTACTTTGTTTTTCCACAATTTTCCACTAATGTATCCAAAACCTTTTGCTTTTTTTAACGCATTTATAGCATCCCTTAATTCAGCTTTCAGTTCCTATATTTCCTAACGTAGATTTTGATAGCCTTCTGTTGTAAGTCTAACTGATTTATTTAAGTTTTCATTTTTTAATCGTCCTGGATTATCTATTCTTGTACCTGTAGCACCAGATTTTAATATATTTATTGAATCTAATATTCTGTCGCTGTCTGCAAATTGTTGTAAATAGTTAACGTTACTTAGATAACTTATAGCCTAATTTACTCTAAAATATAGTAGTTCTGCATCATCTGTGGTATCCCAATCTTTTGGTATTTCTTTAAGTTGTGGAAATTTACTTTCCATATTAGTTTTCAATTTTTTTAGTTCTGCAGTAACTTCTATAATGTTATCAAACCCTGTTACTTCTCTATCAAAAACAGTTGTACTTGCTATAAATTTATTCCATTTTGTATCATGAATATTCGTATGCTTCTTTATTATAGTTTCATATTCGTTAACAAATTGCTAATACGAATCATTAAATTTTATAGCTCCGTTATAAAAATTATTTATTTTTAAATTAACATCTTTTCCAGTCGCTTTACTTTTTTCATTACTAAGTTCATCTAATCTATTAAAATTATATATTATTTGTTCATTAGGTGCCCATGTTCCAGAAGCTAATGTAGGATTCAATACTCGGATTTCGTTAATAAATTTTCCACGTAGTGTTTCTGGTATAGCATTTAACAGTAACATAGTTTTCATTATTTCTATATTACCATTCATGCTTTCAAATACCATTTTATTTCTAGATTCTTCTATAACATCATCTGAAAATTTTGCTGTAATTTTTTTCCTTCCTCTAGCCTAAATATTGTATCCAAATAATACTTTATCGCTAATTTTTATAACATCAACTGCATTCGTATAATTATTTTTTACTAAAATGACCCCGAGATTTCTTAATTGTTTTGCAGAATCATTATCTATTACGGTATAATTTCCGTCATAGTATTTTTTTAAGGTCTCATTTATCCATTTGGATGAACCATCTTCAAACTCAAATACTGGGAAAAGATCAGAATATAGTGTAGGATCTTCTCCAGAAACGGTAGAACTTATAACATCTGCTAATCTATTAGTAAAAACTTCAACTTTTACTCTATTATGTTCTAGTACTTTTTTTAGCCAATCACGTAATTCTTTTTCAGTTTTAAATTTTTTAATTTCACCTGACGGAGTTTTATACTCAAACATAGAACTTGCTTTATTCTTCTTAGCTCTTCTCTAAATTATTGCTGTAATATCTTCATCTGTATATTCGTTTCTATCTACAGCATTAAATAGATTATTTATATCATTTTGATAATTAGTTAATAGTTGTTCTATTGGAGCATCAGGAGTAGATAAGTTAGTAAAATACTATTTTAAGGTAGCTTGTATATTAGCAGTTTCTTGAATGTTTTCTGATAAATTATCTATATAATTATCGTATGCTTTAATTTTATCAAAAATCCATTTACCTTTCTCATCTTTATGAAAATTAGTTAACTACATTGGAGCTACATAATTCTACGTACTTGAATTACCAAATCCTAATTGTTGAGTTAATAAATTATAGGCAGATAACTAATATTTAAACGCCTAAACTTTTGCTGAAGAATAACCATTTGGAGAATCTAATTGTTCACTATAATCTTCTGGTGAAGTTTTATAATCTATAATATGAGTTTTTCCATATTTATCAGTAACTAATAAGTCTATTTTACCTAATACCTATTGTTGTTCGCCCTAATCGTCTACAAAGTTTCCCCATATAATATATTCTGGATAAAATGTTAAATCATCGTGATCTAAATATTTACATAAATATTTATACAAACTTTTTCCATAATGTATTACATCTCTTATGTTTTCTTCAGAAAGTAAATCCTAATTAACTGTATCTTTTATGTATTTAAATAACTGTTCTTCAGTAAATTCGTAGTATTTTAACGTTTTTCCATCTTCTGTTTTTGATGTTCTAAATATTTTCTGTAAAATTCCATGAATTTCTGTACCTATTCTTCCCTAGAAAACCCATTTTTCCTCTAGAATTTTTCTAAATTCTTTAAACTATTCTGTGGTAAACGTCTAATTAATTTTAGATGTATCTCCATCAAAGAAATCTACAACTTCTCTTGTTGTAAAAACATGAGAAGCCCATTGTTCTTCTTTCCTTGGAAAGTATCCATCTCTTTGTCCATCTTCATTTATAAATTCAGGTCTAAATTCTGGAAAAAGTAGTTTTCCAGTTTTAGGATTACGACACCCTGATAAAAATTTAGTAATAGCTATATATGGTGGTTTAACAGTTTCTTGCTCTAAATCAACATGTCCGGGAGTATTATCCTAATTTCTAGTAAACTTTTCACTTAAACGTCTCTAACCTTCTTCTTTATAACTTTCTATTTTATTATCTGTTATTAATTGTGCAGTTGGCTTGTTAAAAACCATATCACCATAAGCACTATATAGTTTATGTCCAGATGCTAATAAAAAATCATCCAATTCTAACTCAGAATTAAATGTTTTACCTTTATATTCAAATGTACATGTCATACACAAATTTGTTTAAGATCATTTGATTTCATTAAGTCGGATTTTACATTATTGAGTAATCTATGTATATAAGTTTCTGATAATAATCCACTAAAATTATTTACTAATCTTTCAGACTAAACTATTTTTCCAATTTCTAATAATGTCATACCAGCCATATCATTCATTGGAATAGTTTTAACACTGTAGTTACCCATTAATAAAGTGTCCAAATTTCTTTGTATCTCATAGAATATATCATGAAATAGTTCTTTAGGGATTTTACTATTTTTAGATGTTAATAACTATGCTACTTGATCTACTAAAACTTCTTCACTAGCATCATTAATAGTTCTACCAATATACTATTTTATGTATTTTGAAAATTCAGGTAGGTTCTATACATATTCTAAAAGTGTAGTATATGATTGTGGATTAGTAAATCTCATAGCTCCTACTAATAAGTGTAACATTTCATGAATTGGAGAATTTACATCTGCTTTATCTATATTAATATAAATATCCCCATTATATATGAAAGCTTTACTATCAGTAATATGTAAGTCTAAGAACTATTCTTCTATCTATTTATCAGTAATCATTTTAAACTTAATACCATACTAATTTGCCATCTTATATAATCCATCAACAAAAAATGTAGTGGAATCAGGATCATTTATATCTAAATTTAATGGCTCTTTTATATCATTATCGTTTGGTCTATCTTTTATCTTAATTATAGTTTCTTCAACTGTGGGTATTAGTTCAATTTCTTTATCTCTAAATATAGAATTTAACTTTTGTTGTGCAGTTGTTATATCCTATTCTAATGTAAAATCTTTTACTTTCTGCATATCCACATATTTGGTAGATGTACCACTTACTTCTAATTCTTTATATAGGTATTCTCTAGAATTTGCATTTGGAATTTCATCTAAATATGGATCTCTACCATACTATTCTCTAAAAGATCCTACAAAGTTTTTTAATGTCTCATTTTCAGAAGAGATACCAGATCTCTTTGACAAGATCTGGTATTCTCTATCATTCGGTAAAATACAATAACTCATATTAACAAGGTTTCTATGATCCGTCTATTAAAGCATATAAAACATCTAAATCTATAACTGGAACATACTTTCCTGATTTAGAATCATATCTTGCTTTAGCATTTACTTCTATTTCTGCTCCCTTACCTATAGTAAATATAAATTTGGTTCTTCCTTTCTATGTTACCCGTTCAACTTTTTGTACCTTTTTTAATTTACTCATGTAACCAGGTGTTGAAAAATTTAAAGTGAATCCCCATTCATCTGAAAGATTGCCTCTACTATTTTTTAATTCATATTTATCTACATCTAAGCCTATTTCCTATGCTTGTTCAGATCTCATTTGTAATTCTTTTGGAGGAATCAAAGCATAAAGATTATGTGCATGGTTATACATATCTATTTCCCAATAAGCTTTTAAACCTTTAGCTTCTGCTTGTTGTCTAGTGGCTGTTGGAGCAAATGTCATAACAGAATTTTCTGTATAATCTGTACTCTATGTACGACCTAAGAACGCATGATATTCTCTGATTCTTGGAAGATCATTTATTAATCTATTAAAGACCGGAGTTAAAGAATTTTTTAAGGTTCTATTATTGTATAATATTAAGTTATAATACCAGAATAAATCTCCTAAATTATATTTCTATCCGTTTATAGTATAAGTCTTATCTTTTAGTTTTCTAAATCCATCTGATACTTTAGCTAATTGTACTATTTCAGCATCATTTTTAGGTATAGCTTCTATATCTAATCTATACGCTTGCTAAAAAGTTTTATTAGGAGTTATACTTAACATAGTAGGTAATAAGCTTTTAACAAATTCGTTATTTGAATAATTTATTTGAGTACCTATTCCTCTATTAAATCTTAAATCCGGAATTAATATTTCATTCATAAATTTTACGAACAGAAAATTATCTACATCTGAGCCTAACTTAATTTTTTTTGAAAATTCAAGTACATTAGAATCTAAAGAATACATAATGGGTACTTCCATTTCATAATTATCATTTATCAAATAATCATTTATTCTATCACGTAATAAACTAGCTTGAAAAGCATTCACCGTATCGTCTTCCACTTTTCCTACAAATTTTTTAAGATCGTTAAATCCTTTTTCATATAATAATTTATATGTAGATGATAAACTTAGAGCTTTGTGCTAAATATATAAGGCATCAAAATAGCTCTAATAATGTTTTAATGAATTTATTACATTGAATATATTAAAAGAAACTTTTTTTGTTTTCTCATATCTTTGTGCAACATCGGATCTATATCTTTTACTACTTAAATACGATTCAACATTTATTTCTTGTTTCTTTCCGTTTTCATCTTGTGTTGATCCAGCTCTCTACAAATTATATAAGAAATTAAGGATATCTCTAGTATTTGTTTTTAAGCCTTGATTCAAACCTAACCAACCTCTAAGAGTAGACAATTCTTGCTAACCAATAAATAAAGTATTAATAGCTTTATATAATGGTGATTTTATATCTACTATTTCAGTTATGGTTTTAACATCTCCATCTACAGAAATATCTCTATGACGTTCCTCTGTTCCTAATGAAATAGTATCATTATATATTATTTCTAATTCTTTTCTCTTCTTTTTTATTATATCTCTATATCTATATAATGCATTTTTAACAGAATAGTCAATTTGTTTACTTTCATTTAAGTAATTTAATAATTCTGATAATAAAGATTCAAATTCTTTTATTTGAGATAGAGATTTAAAACTTCCAGGTTTAACGTGAACTTCCTATTTTTTAGTAGTTCCATCTTTGTCTTGAACTTCATGAATTTCTTTCTTTGCAATATAGTATGTATGTAATCTATTATCGTATCCTACTGTTAATTCATTTGCAAATTTACGTTCTTTTGGAGCTTTTCTTAATTGTTGCTAAAGATAATATAAAGCAGAATTTATTGATCTAAACTCTCCGTTTTCATCCATCATATCTTTTTGTCGGGCGTCAATACTTTCTCGTCTTTCATTATCTCTAATTCTAACTTCAAAATCTTTAAAATTCGGAATTTCTTTTATTTTTTGTAATGCTGCCATTGGATCCATAAGTCCGACTCTATTTAAATATATATCATCTGTCATATAAGATAATAATATTTTTGCAGTTTGAGAGGTTAATATTTTTGAAACTTCTTCCTATGGAATACCTACATAAGCAGCATAAAGATACATTCCCATGAAATCTGGATTTGCATTTAATTCACCTAATTTTAATTCTTTTGCATTATCGACTGCAAGAGAAACCCATGCTGATACTGTATCTCTAGTATCTACATTATTTCTAGCTTCTAAGACTATTTGTTTTAAATTTTCAGGAAGTTTATTAATATCTAACCCAGATAATTGAGTTGCATTCTGTGATCTGTATACTATTTCTTTTAATTCTTCTGGAACTTTATTTAAATCAAGATCAATACTAGATAATAAACCATAAGTTTTACCTAAAAATTCTATAGGTTTTATTATGTCTTCCCAATTTTTAGGATTTTTCCAATCTTCTGTTGACTAAAGTTTTTTAACTTTTCTACTATAATAATATAGTAATGCATTATATGTTTTTACACCAATAGATGCAGCAACACCAACGCCATCTTTGCCTGTCATTACATTTGTTAATTCGTTAGATTTTGCTGATTCATCTCCTGGTAAATTTTTATGATTTCTAAAAAAGTTAGCAATTAAAGTTTTACTAGCAACACTTTTTAATGCTTCTGATGCATCATCAATCGGTGTTGTAGATCGCAATAAATTTTTAGGAGATTTTGAAATATAACATGACCAATGAACAACAAAGTTTTTTAAAGCATCTTCTGCTGTATCAGAATTTACTTTAGATAAATATCTATGATGTCTATTATATATTTCAATTAAATCAGAATACTTCTTTTTTAATTTTCCGTCTTTTAGATATTTAGAATCTAATTTAGTAACATCATAGGACATACTAACAAATTCTTCAGATAATAATTCTGATAACAATTTTAAATTATCTGGATTAGATTCTATATCATATCTAATTTTACCTTTATTTAAGTTTCGTATATTATATTTCAATGAAGTGTATTTATCTAGTACATCTAAAATAGAACTTTCAAAACCTCTTGTAGCTGTACCTTCTTTTATTGTAAACACGTTACTTAATACAGGTAGCGGTAGATTTAATGAAGCATTCATTGTTTGTTCAGAACTTAAATCAAAGAAAGGACTCCATCCAATAAATTTTCCAGATTTGTCTAGAGTGTATTCTAGGAATGTAGCTTTATCTACATCATAATCACTACCTTGTAAAAATATCTACATATGATTTACATATGCATTATTTTTTCCATCTACAAAATCTGCAATATCCATTGTCATAAATGAAGACATACCTTGTGCAGGAATACGTGCTACAAGCGTTTCTAAGGATTTTTTAAATGAATTATATTGTTCGTCACTCTATTTTTTAAGTTTATATAGAACTTTATTTAATTCTTTAATATCTAAATCTGGAATCTTGCCATTAAGTTGTAGCTAATCCTATAATATTCCAACTTCTAACTCAAACTAATCTCTATCAACTAATTTATCTTCTAATAACTCTGAACTAATGATTTTTGTTCTATCTCCAGATATTAGAATGTTATATTTTTCATTTGCAATATACCATTCAGGATTTTTAGTTACAATTATTTGAGAATCACCATATTGATATATTAAATCCTATTCACTACTTAATTCCTATATACGATTATTTGCATCATCTATTTGATATACATGTTTATTACCATTTATAGTTTCTACTTCATAATCTATTGGTAAGAACGTATAGTCAGGTTGATTTTGTAAATCATCTGAAGTAATATATATGTGTTTCCCGTTAAATCTTTTTAAAGCATACGAATAATGTTTTCCACCTATATCAGATATAATATTTTTTAAATTTCTAGTTAAGAACCAATTCTTATCATTTAATATTTCTGGTACAGATACACCTTTTGGTAAACCTAATTGACTAGCGTGTACTGATGGTAGAATTGCCTAATAATTCTAAATCTATATTGAAGATTTGTCTAATTTAATTTTTTTATAATGTTCACTAGAATCAAAAATATAATGATACTATTCGTTATCTCCTTCTGTTGATATTGATGCCCAACCTTCTTCAAATAGCTATCTCCATATTTTTATTTCATTTTGATCCATTTGTCCAACATTAGCTGAAATCAAATTGGATTGTTTCTTCAATAGTTCTAAACCTAGCGCTATTACTAAATTTTTATCGTATATAGGATCTGATAAATATTGCGAATCTCCGCGTTTTTCTATTTCTACAACTTGTCTAATATTATTATTAGTGAAATTTAATTCATATAAGTTTGTTTCAGGATTATATTGTAAATTAGTTCCTTCTACTAATTTGAATGGGTTATTATATTCATTAAAGTCTCTTACATAAACATAATCTAATTTATTATCTGCTAATTGTGATAACATATTTTGCATTATTCTTCGGAGATTTTTATTTGTTCGTTGCTTTGCAGCATACTATACTACTTTCATATCCCAAATTTGATACTATGTAGCTATTCCATTTTCTCCAGAATCTCTAAACAAAATATTATAACTCTTAAGATCAGATCCAAATAGTTTTATTTTTGATATTTTAGCGTTATTAGCTCTATAATGTCTAAGTAACTATTCTGCAAGAGCAGTTCTATTAAATATATACGATATCGATCCATCAGCTTTTTCTAACTTATATATATCAGTATAAGTAGTATCTGTTTCTGGAAGTTCTTGATAAAAATGTTCTATAATTCTATACCCTTGACTCTATAAAGTTCTTAATCTGTTATAATCATTACTATCTCTAACAGTTATGTATTCTGTTTCTACATCATCCTTTATCGCCTTATAAGTTCTTTCAAACTATATAAAAGAAACTTCTCTCGGATTAATTATAAAATAACTAGGATCTGTAAAATCAGATAATTTTCTTCCACTCATTTCTTGTCCATCTATTTTTGCAGTATAAGTTTTTTGTATACCCCAAGATGGATTAAGCACTGATAATGTACCCGTAAATTTCTATCTAATTGTTTCCGAACTTAATTTACTACTAATTAATGATATTAAATAATTATAAACACTAGGATCGTCAAATGATAAATATTGAGATAATTCCTAATACGTTATAGGAGTTTTATCTTTTTCATATTTATCAATAAGTGGCTATAATAATTTTTTAAGAGACGTTTCCTTTCTATCTTTTATTATAGATGTCAATAATAGATTAGATATTAAATTATCAAAATCTTCTTTATTGTTACTCATTAAAACATCGATAAATTCTTTATTTGTTAGATTAGACAATTCTGCTAATGCAGAATATACTTTTTCTGTTTCTATATAAGAATTACTTGAAGATAAACCCATCATAACCTAGGTCATGAGAGATACTTCTGATTGATCTACCTCATGCGTAGGATCTAACTATCTTCCAAACTATATAGCTCTCTATTTAGTTACATTTAAAAATCCTTCGTGTGTATATGCATCCATAGGATTGGGGTTAGTAAAACCTTTTTTACAAGCTCCTTCTGGTACAGCATAAGATACTAATGCATCTTTTAACGGTTGTTGCACATGTAATTGAGTTAAATATCTAACTTTCTTTAAATCTTCTATATTTAAATTTCTAGGTCTTGCAACATTATTGACAGCTGTAACCATTTTACGTAATGATTCTTCTGATAATTCTAATAAGCCCTAATTATTTAAAGAACAACTATTTACTCCTCCGAATAATTGATATAAGTCCCAATTGTTATTTATTTTGACGTTTCTTATAGGAATCTAACTTCTTTTTCCATCTTTATTAACTTTAATAGATCCATTCTTATTAACTTCAGTATACAAAACATCGTACGTATTATCTCCAGAATTTCTAAATTCCATAAGATAATAACGTCCATTTTGCATCAAATATGTCTTTCCATAATTAATGTCATTACCGTATAAATCTTTTGTAACATCAATAACTCCAAATGGTTTAGACATCATTTTTTTCTACATCAATTGTCTGAAAGTTGCTCCACGCATGTTTTCATTTGTAAACGCATAAGATGCACATTTTACAATCCAACCACTTCCAGATTTTTCTAAGAAACCTGTAAATAAAGGTTTATCGGTTGTATTTTCAGGTCTATTAGACATATTCTAAATCAATAAGTGTGTAACTGCTTCTTCAAAAATACCGCCATCGTGTACTTTTACTTTGTTGTCAAATGACGATACAGTTTCAGCAGGAGCTTCTACATCAAGATAGTAAGCTATATTTAAATTTTGCGATATTCCATATATGCTGTTTAGTAGATGCTAGTTTACTGTAGCACTCTAATCTACATTACGTTTAATATAGTCAATCATCTTTGTACTTTCTAATATTTCAATATGTTCTTTAGACATATCGCCTATAATTGCGTTTTTGGCTGCACAATAAATGTAACTACCTAATGTAGCATTATTATACTACTAACTTAATAAATAATGTAACTCATTGAATTCTGCTAAAACTGGATTTATTAATATTTCTTCTGCAGATTCCAAATTATAAGTAGATTCACCGTTATGCCATTTACCGGGAACTATATTAGTTGTAATCTTACCTGTTTTTGGATCTTTCTATTCTACTATTTGGTCTTTAGTTTTATATTTAAATAATATTAACTTACCGTTAGAATCTATCCAATTATTATCATTTATATCTTTTGCTAATATTTTGTAACTGTCATCAATATAATCTCCATTTATAGTTTTTACCTATAATTCAAAATTATTAGTTAAAAGATTAAACAAAAATCTTCTATTACGTTCAGCAATATGTTCGGCATACTTTCCATCAAATCTATTTCTTAATTCAGAAATTAATAAGTTAGCATAAAGTTTTCCTTTTTTATCAGCTGAATAATGTACATTGTTTACAAAGTCTATTTCGTTTAAGAAATTATCTTCATTGTATCTAGATATAATATCTAAAAACAGCGAATAAGCTTTTTGTCCAACAGAATTTAGTCCATCAAATGTATTTTCTCCATATTCACCTATATATAAATTTATAGGATTTATACCATATCTGTTTACAAAATAAGAAATGCTATCGGAATTAGAAATTTTCTATTGCTATAACCATTCGTTTAATTTATAATAATCACTTCTAACTAAATCTAATGTTTTCTAATAAGAATCTCTTAATTCTTCTACTAATTCTGATTTATCAGTAGCTTCAAATTTGTTCTATTTTAATGGAGTAAAATTAAATCTAAATTTTTTTACACCTATATCTTCTTTATCTGAAGTAGTACTGTAAATAACTTTAGTTTCATTCTTAGATCTCATTTTTAAGAAATGTTCTACAAATCTTGTAGTAAGATTCTCATTAAAAGTCATTCTAGTAGCTTTCTTATATACTTCAGATGAAGATAATTCTCTTAATTTTTCATATCCTAAGAATCGATCGAATACAGAATATCCAGAAGTAACCGAATTTGGATTAGCGTTAGAGACTGCCCATCTTTCAGTGACTTCAGTACTTCCATTAGTAATACTCTAACTTGAAATCATATTACCATCTGCTGTAAGAATTGTATTTTTTAGTAATTTGTTTTTTACTATATAATCTAATTCTACTAATTTATCAAAAGTACCTAAGTCCTTATCATTGAAAAAGTCTATATATAATGTGTACGGAAATGTAACTTTTGGCATTTCTTCAACATTATAAGTCCTACTTAAATGATTACGTAAATCTAAATCATTTTTAAATTCGTAGTTTTGTATATCAATGTGTTTAGCCAACATCGGTATGCACATTTTAAGTAATTGTGCATTTACACCAGAACCCTAAAATTCTAAAAATAACGAATCTTTAAATCTAGTGTTCTTAAACGATATTCCTTGTAATATATTAGAATAAAAATCAGTTAATTCAGAATATACATAGTCAGTATCGTTATTTTCAAACTTTATTTGAACAGCTTCTGTATGTCTAGCTTTTGGATCATATGTAGCAGAAAAAACGCCTTCTTTATATATTCTATATTTACCGTTATTTAATTTTTCTATATTTACGCCTATATTAAATAAATTTCCAGTTAAAGCCGCATTAATAGCTCTTTGTAATATTCTAGTCTCTGATTTTACTTGAGACAAAAACATAAACTATTCTCTAGGTTTACCTTTTTCAAATTTTATACTAGTAACGTTATTTGGAGATGTTAAATCCATTTGTGCAACAAACATGTCGTAATATTTGTTAGCTCTACCTCCTCTATTTTTTGTAGCTAAATTAAATAAAGATTTACCTTCTGCTTCAAACAAACTCTTATTTAATGAGTATATTGAATCCCAAGGCATAAATTTTATCTATGCTTTTTGTGATATAAGTCGTTGTGCAGAAGGATTACTTAATATTTCAAAAAGTATAGGATAAACTATTTCACCATTAGTTCTCATTAAATTACCTAAATCGTATAATGAATTTTCTTTTATTTTTAATCCTAAATCTACTAATTCATATCCGTATTTATTTATTAATTCATCTGTTAAAATACTTTCTAAAGTGATAGTTCTAGCAGGATTAGAAAATACAATGTTTTTGATTGTAGACATTGCATTATTTAAGTCAGTCTTTGTTAAATATACACCCTGTTTGACTTGCCCAGTTTTACTATCATATTTTTTAAAAGTAGTTAACAGTTTCTATAAAATCAAATTCATTATTTGATCTGGAGTTTTTTCTTTATCGCCCCAACTCTAAGCGTTTACATCTGTTGTATCTACTAATTGATATTTATAATTATTATATACATCAACTCCTACAAGACTATTTGCAATATCAATTATTCCATTAAATTCGTGCAATAATAAATAATCAAAGTTTTTATAAATAAACCATTTCTTATAAATATCTACTAGTTCTGGATGTTTTTCTGTGTATAAGTCTAAGGATGTTCCAGAGTAAGGAATTGAAAACAAGTTATTTATTTTATCAAATGTTGCTTTATCAAATAAATTAAAACTACCATCACTATTATACAATTCAGAATTTAATACTATTTTATCTTCTGGATTTACTGAATTATAATAGTCTATTAAATCTTTAAATAAACTCGATTTATATCGTAATAACTATATCGTTCCTTGTATATTATCTGTAGATTCAATTTGATTCTCAATATCAACAAAAAAACTCTTTAGTATTTCAGATGTAAAATCCTATTGCATTTGTAATTTTACATATGAATCTCCAAACCAATAGTTTAATTCTTTTTCTATTTTTACCAGTTGTTTTGGATCATTTTGTCTAGGTTCTTTATCAACTTTTTCTTGTTGATAATCCTGTCTAGATACTTTATCTATCTCTTCGATTGATAAATCGGTATGTAATTTACCTAAGATAAACATCGATCGTAACAACTTAAAAACATCTTCTCTATCCTGTTGCGTAAATTCGGATGAATCTAAGCTAAAATCCATCCGAATTGTTTTTGCAACATGTATAGCGATTTCTCTTTTTGATAATTTTTTATCTGCATTATTTATCAATTGTGATACTTTTGATCTTATTTGATCATTGCTACATTTTCCCATTATAATTCAAGTTTTAAATTAAATGTACAGAACTTTTCTTCTACTTCTTCAAATTTTTCTTCTTGTAATATATATTTATCAAGCAATTCTTTAAAATCTTTTACTCGTTGATCGTTAGAATTTATCATTTCTTCAAATGATTTAATAGAGTCAACAATTTCATCTATTCCAGCAGCTTCAAATATAGAATGATTTTCAATATCGTCTAAATCGGTACTTAATTTATCTTTTATTTGTATACCGTTCTCTATAATAAACTCCCTTAATCCATCAATTATATTCTAAACATCATCGTTACGTAGATCTATTTTCTAAATTTCTCCAATACCTTCGGATTGAGTAGTGTTACTTTCTAAAATTTTGATCGGTTCCCAGATACAATATAATCTATCTTTTTGTAATATTAAACCATCTGTAACTTCTACATTTGTTTTCATTAACTAATATATACTTCCATCTGAATGCATATAAGTTATATATTCATTAGTTTCTCCTGGTTGACCTGTATCTGGTATCGTTTCGATCTTTTCCAACATTCCATGTCTTTCACTACTATCAAATACCTAATATAATCCCTATTTATTTTTAAACCAAATTACATTCTAATCATTGTTTAATTTTGTCTCTATATCAACAGTACCATATCTACTTTGTAATCTTGGATTTGCAAATATAGGTATATTGACTCTACTAGATATATCTGACATATAATCAGTGTATTGATCTGTAAAGGAATGCTATTTATTTATTTCTTCCCACATTTTAGAAGCAGAATTAGGTTTACTCACTCTCTCTATTTGTGAAAGAATATTATTTAATAAAGGTGTCATATTTCCATGAGCAATTGTAGAATCATATTTACCTAACATTCTAAATGGCTATTTAGTACCGTCAGATAAAGTTAACGAATAAGGATCATTTAACCTATCAATATTAGCTAAGTATATAAATCCTCTAATATTCTATTGTGTACTAGAACTGTCTAGTTTCGTCTCCCAATAAGTATTTTCAAATCCTTTTTCTTTTAATTTTTGTACTAATACTTTTTCTTGTTCACCGCCAAATATACTACTTTTTGTAAGACCTCTATCCGCATTACCAAATGTAAAATCAAATAGAAATGAATCGAATACAGCTAAAATCTATATAGGTTTATTAGGATCATTACCAACATGCTCATGACCTTTTATTTGAGAATTAGATTTAAGTATCTCGGCAACTTTCTTTAATCTTTCATCTTTATCTGTTCCGGTTAAAGTATCTGCTTCTGCTTCTATAGTATTGACCTATTCTATTATAGGTTTTAATTTTGCATATAACGAAGTTAATAAACTACTTCCTGTAATACTTTTAGATTTTTGAATTTCTGATTCTATTTCTGACTATAATGCCTAAACTATTCTAAACGATGTAAACGCACTGCCTACTTTACTAATTTTCGTAGCATTTTGATCTCTTGTTCCCTACAACCATCTAAAGAAATCTTCTAATTCGGCTATAGGCTTCTACACATACATGACAGCAGCTCTACGATGTTTACCTGTATCATATAATGCGTCTATCATATCACTATCACTTTTTAAATCAGTATCGCCAACTATTACAAACGGATGACCTGCTTCAACTACAAATCCATCTCCTAAAGTAATATTGTTTTTAGTTACCATTATATTAGATAACTTAACTCTAGCATTTTTAACAAAATCAGAAATTTTTTCCCATTCTGGTATAGACTCTAATCTTCCATAAATATCCCAGGTTCTTGTTGTATGTTCACCTTTAATTAATGACTATTTAGGTCCGTCAAAAGTAAAACTATCTCGAGGAACCCATTCACCATTATTTAATGTTATTGGAACAGCAACGTTATTTGCTATAGTAAATATCTAAAATAATTTAGCATAGGTTAATAATTCAGAAGCTACTGCCTATCCACGATTATATGGACCAAATATATTTTGTTCTAAATAATCATTAACCTTATCAAGCTAATCTCTATTTTGAGCTAATTTATGAGCTTTGTCTACTATATTCCAATTATTTGGCAATTGTCTTTTTCCTTCTGAATGTTGTCTAGTAATTATTTCATAATATGTTTCAGGATTCATTAATTTTAATATCGGAACTTCTATTAAATCCTTTTTACTTTTACTTCCAATTATTAACCGTATATCAGATAATAAATCTTTATCCCTATCATTAAGATGCCCCTTAAAAATTTTATACGCTGTATCAATAGCTCGTTTTAAAAATCTAGCAAGGCCTCTTCTACCTTTATCTATCCAACCCTTAGTAGTAAGCTGATTATCTGTGTTTTCTCTACTGACTAAACTAAATGTAACATACATATCATCTATTGACAATCCTCCACGAACACCCATATCCAATCCAAATTTATTAAATATTACTTTTAATTTAGATATGAGTTCTTGTCTATTATTAGCTGTTTCTGCTGCATTTTTAATTTTATCAATTACACTCCAAACATATTCAGCATCAGTAAATTTTGCTAAATCTTGTTGTGTTGGATTCTATGAAAGTATACCAAATTCTTTTGCTATATGTATTAAACCGTTTACGCCATCCCTACGTTTTGTATAAGCTGGAGTCTAACCATGATCTATCATGGTATTATCTAATTCTATTACATCTTTTCCAGTATTAGGATCGGTTACAACTCTACCACCTATACCGTTTGTCATAACAGTATAAATATTAATATCTGCCACTTCCTAAGATAATGTATGTGCATTATTATTTAATGGTTTTGTAGGATCCTATTTTATTTCTGGCTATACTGGAATTGTTCTAGGAAGAGACATGTTTTTTTCATTTAGCTACTATCTCGTTTCTTCAACATTTCCTAAATCTCCATCTAAGCCTGTTTCAACCTGTACTTCTATTTTCTTAGGTTGAGTTACACCGAATATTCTTAATTTATCAGAAAGATTTAATTTATCAAGAAGTTTAACATACTTATCAATCATATCGTTGATAATTTCTTTTGGTATAGGTTTAGAAATTGTTATGTTTGGATCATCTACAGATCTCTAAAAAGTACCTGTTTCATCATCGAGATATGTTAACGAACCTTGTTTGCTTCTAGTTAAAGCAGTATATACAGTCCTTCCATAATCAGAACTATTTGCATATACTCCTTTGGTCATATCGACTATATAATAATCTAATTCTCCGCCTTGAGCTGACGTTCCTTTCTTTGCATTCTATAGTATGTAATCTGATAGCTCTTTTTCCAATCCGTTTTTAATATATTGATATATTACTGAATCTTCAGATTGGTAAATTAATCCTATAGACTTTCCACTATTTTTAGCATAAACAATTGCCTAATGCATTTCCTATTTTTGTCTATCCAAACCAGATCCATCATGTAGCTCTTCAACTTTATCGCCGATTATTTCTCCCTAATCTGTAATATGATGTTTTAAAGTAATAATCGCATGTGAATTTGAAGCTAATTGCATTGCAATTCTTGAAGGATTCATAAAATCATCACAATGCTATGCTAATTCGTTTGTATTATAATCCTTTAAATTGTTTGAATTTCTAAATGAGATAGCATTTCTTGGAGTACTAAAGAATGAAGTTATAGCATTCTAAGATATTATATATTTGTTTCCGTTTTCTGCAAAACCTAAACTTTCTGGATAAAGCTTATCAGATACTGCACCTGCCTAATAAACGTCGCCCGCTAAAATAATTTTTGTTCCATATTTTTCTTCTAATCTTTCTAAAGCATCTACGTCTTCAGAAGATAATCTAGCTGCTTCATCTATTATTAATAATGTAGGAGGTTCTGCAATTTCTTTCACTTCTAATTTATATCTAGCTATTCCATCTTCATCCCAATAATAATTATCTTCAACAGGTTTTATTTTACCAGTATTTGCATCTCGTACGATATCATAGTCTACAAAATGCTCTTTCATAAATTCTTCAATACTATAACCTGTTCCAGGCAATCCTAATTGTGCTAACTAATCAGTTGCTTCTTTTTTTCCAATATGTATAGCACATACTTTCTAAGTAATATTTGAATCAGCCAATTGTATCATTCTTGTAACTAATGGAAGTATTGCTTGGCTTTTTCCTGCCCCAGCGATTGCATCTATTAATACAATTGGGTGTATAAACATATGTTTTTCTTGTGCGTTTGGACCTAAGCTTTTATTATAAGCTTTAGCGAAATTTTTAAATATCTATCTATTTAACAAATAAGATAATCCGATTAATGCACTTATTTCTTGTGTTCGTAAAGGCATTATAGCTTTATCTGTATCTTTCATACTCTATAATACACTTTTCACAAGATATTTAGAAGACTTTGCAGAAACTGATGCAAATGTTGCTAACAATCCTATAAAAGTTCTATCGTCTATATTAGCTTTCTTTGATCCATCTAATATTTCCTTGGCACAATCTTTTGCAAAATTATCAGCATTAATAAATTCCATTAATTTAATAGGATCATTCACTTTTTCAATATTATCCTAGAAGAAATCAAATATAGCTTCTTGAACATCTAATATTTCATTTTCAAATTTAATTGTATCCTTTTCATCTAATATTACATTGTCATCAGCTAACAATTTTAAAACATCTACATTATTTAAAGCAGCTTCTAATTTTTGTTTATTCCAATCTGATGGAATTTTATCCATCAATGTAGATAATTTCTTATAAAAACTTACACAAAATTGCTATCCTACTTTTTCGTGAATTGCTCGTTTTCTATTTTCTACTGCAACAAATACACGTCTATATAATTCTGCTTGATTCTATAACGTATATACTTCTTTTAAAAGATTATTAGCTTCAATATAATCTAGTGTAATTAAATTCGTCCCATACAAATCGTTTTTTGTAGCGTTATACGCAAATGCGTTATGTGGACTAGTATCGTTTTTTACAGAAGCTATTAATGATGAAGCATATAATTTTGCAGATTCTACAATATTATCTAATTCAGTCAAATAATTACCATTACTAGAAATTTCTTCTATGGATTGTGCTCCATTTATAATATTTTCTGCAGTATTAAATACTGTATCAGCATCTATACCAAATACATCAGAAGCGATTTTAAATATCGTATCTTGTACAGATGTAGAAGCTTTTTCTGTAACAAGTTTTTTTAACTTCTTTATATTTGATAATTCTCCATCAACAAATATTTCATCACCGTTTTCATCTAGTAATAAATCTTGTAATTTTTCTGAACCTATTACTTTTACGTCATAATGATTAGATACATCTGTTAAAAATTTTAATAACGGTCGTTTAATTATTATTGGCAAGTATTCATTTTCTAATACAACTTGCCATACCTTATCAAAATTTTTATTTGAAAATAAGAACTTAATATTATCTTCATAAGAGTATTGACCATGTAATTTGTTTTTAAGAAATTCTGTCATTGGTCCATCTCCATTTTCTGCTTCTGCAGCAGGAATAAATAAAGCGTGTAAAACTACATCATCAGTGTATACACCTGTTAAATCGCCTACTTCTACATCTTTCATCTATTCCTAATAATGTCTTCTTATTTCAACTAACACTTTCTATAAGTTAGGTGTTAATTTTTCTAAGTCTGGTTTTATATTTGTATTTATTTCATCATTAAATCTAGTAAAACCATCGTGTGCATATAGTATTTTATCTGCAGATTTTTCATTTTTATATTCCTCTTCTAGTTCTTCTAATCTAGATTCACTAATATCCTTTAATGACTATACCTTTTCTTTATTTAATGCATATAGATTGAAACTTGTACTAAAATATGGACTACTTATTAAAGTGGACTTTTCAAATATGGATGATAACACAAACGCTTTTCCATAAGTTCCATCTAAGTATTTTTGAACTTTTTCTTTAGCGGTATTAAATTTTTCTTGTAGTTTAGATAATTCTTTTTCATCCTAATCACTTTTTCTTTCTTTCATATCAGGTCGATTTTCATCCATTTTAGTTTTTGGCTTATAAAAATCCTCTATGGCTTTATCAATCGCAACTAATTCTGATACTGCAGTATTGAAACCTTGTACAAAAGAAGATTGAACTTTAGAGTTTAATAGATTAAGATATTTATATTCTCTGACTAAATTATCTAATAATTCATTATCTGATATTTTAAGATTGTTTCTTATAAGAATTTTTTCTATTTGTTGAAGCTAATCTACAATTATTTTCTTACTCTAAATATCTAAATTATCGCTTTTTGAACCTTGAGAATATATTTTAGTTCCATCATTTAATGTTTTAGATTCTAATTCTGATAAATCCTTAGATGAAATATTCTCTAATTTCATTATTTTATCAATAACTTCATTAGCTTTATCTTCTCTTGCTAAATATATAAAGTTCTACCAAGCTTCAGTATATTTCATATCATGTATCTGTTTTGCAGCTTTATAATTTCTTAAAGGTGCAAACATAACACCACCTAATGCTCCTCCAAAGAATGTAGAACTATACCTATCAAACAACTAAGTGGTATCTCCATCTGAAAAAGCTACCATATGTCCATCTTGCCCAGTTATCTTATTAGCTAAATTATATATAGAAGCTGTTATGTCACGAAGAACTTCAAAAGATGTCATTTCTACACCACCTGCTAACATACCTTGGACTGTAGCCTATGTTGCAGTTTGTGCTGGAGTATACATTTCTAGAGGTAGATTTTTTCCTTTGTTAAACCATTTCTAAAACACATTTAAATTTTCTATAGCAGACTTAGAAGTTTCTATAGCCTAATCTCCTCCTTTAGCTAACAAGTTTGCTACTTTTAATTGACGTAGTTCATTTAATCGGTTTGGAAATATCCAATTACCTATATGACTTTTCAATATAGCGTATTGTCCGGCAATAGAACCCAAAGTTAAAGCAGTAGCCGCTTCATCAGAAGCACCTTGTGCTTTAGCTTCACCATACGTTTCTGTTCCAAATGATATTGCCATATACATTTGGGATAAACTTTCTCCAAACTATTGATAATTTTTTTGTAATTGCATAAATTCCTATTCTACTAAACCAGGTATAGAAGATTCTGTTAATGCTATGCCAAAAGATTTTTCAACTTTTTGTTCTTCTATTAGACCTAACATTGTAGGAATTTTATCTTTTTGTTGATTAAACTATTGTCTTAACTCTATTTCTCTAGCTTCTTTCCAAGCTTTTATTTCTTCCTTGGTAGATGGTATGGCTTTTTTTCCAAATAATTTTGGTAATTGTTCTCCCATCCATTTCATACTATATAAAAATTCAAATGTAGTTCCTGCAAGATTTAATATATTTTCTGCCGACCAAGTATGTTGTTTGGCATAATCAGATGATGTGAATTTTGTAGTTTTTACAAAATTTTCAACCTTACTTAATGTTTCATTATTACTATCTCCTATAGCCATTTTTCCAAGAGTAGCTAAAGTACTAGTAAAGTTGAGTAATAAAGATCCTCCAAGATACGCTGTTGTAACTTCTGGACCTAATGCTAAGGGTAATAACATAACAGCATTTCGCATCAATGATCCAAAAACAGATTTCTTTCTATCATCTGAATCAAAAAAATCATAATCGTTCCAATGACTTTGTTCTTTTGTAAGAATGTTCCATTTACTTAATACTTCTTTATCGTAAGTAGGTCCATCAGTAAATTCGTAATAATATGTACCAGTTTCTGGATTTATTTTATACTATCCTTTCTGATAATAGATTTCTACTGGATCATTTGTAGGATTTCCATTAACATCTGCATTAAAATCCCATGTTGCTAATACAGCAGTTCTGTCAAAGTCTTTAAATAAAGATTCTTCAGCAGTATAATCTGTAAATTGTCCAGTCTTGGGATCATATATCGGATTCATTTCGGCCAACTCTTGAGGACTCCATTTAGGAGTACCTTCCTAATTAAAACCTTCAAATCCGAGAGAAACACGATCAGGGTTAAATGTTTCTGTAATTAAAGTGTCTGGATTTTTTCTTACATTTTCAAAAGGTGCAAAAATATTATCTTTGTAGAAAGATACAGATGCTGCAATATCCTAATTAGCAGTATCCATAGCCATATTATTATAAGCTAACAGCCTCTAATCGTAATATTGCTAAAATTTATCATTGTCAAATTTTCCATCCGTCTAAAAAATAGGGTTTTCACGAATAACTGAAGACTAAGCATACATCTATTCACTACCAATAGACACATTTTTAGTACTTAACCCCACTGTTTTAAAATCGGTATTTGTAAAACTTGGATTATTTATCGATTCTAAAATCCAATCGTGTTCCTTTTTTTCATACATAGTTAAAATATATTTTTAGTTGGTTTATAACTTGAAACAGCATTTAATTTTGCTTGCCTTACCTAAGACGCAGTTTCTATTTGTTGAGCCTCTCCAGCTTTCATTTTACCCTAGAACCAACTTGTAGAATTACTTGTAATAGGTATAAAAATCATACTTTTTACAACATTCTCTGAAGTAAAAGGTACTGTTATGCCAAAAACAGTTGGTCTAGATGGTGAGTATTTTATGCCTTCTTTCTTATTTTTTGCTTTAAGTTCTGCAACGATTTCTCCTAATTCATAATCGCTTACGTCAGAATATTCTCCGATTAGATGATAATTAGCCCTTCCATTATCTACAAGTTGCTCATCAGCATACGCTTGCATTACAGCAAACCGTTTATAAAATCCAGTAGAAGTTCCATTTTCTGTAAAATACGGTTTTAATCCATGTTGTGCAAAAATCTTATTTATTTCCTAAAATTTTCCTTCTTTTATTAATTGTTTATTATTCTACAAGATTTTTGAAATAGTATTCATATGGTCTACATCAGGTATTATTCTCCCATTTACTTCTGTATAAGGTAACTCAACACTAACAACTTTATCACCATCTATTAATATTTTGTTAGTATCTATTGATTGAATAGGAATACCTCCAAAAGAAATTTGAGTTAAATCAATACCGCCATTTAAATCAGACAACGATAGTTCAGATAATAACAGATGTTTTCCCATTGGAGTTCCACCGTTTTTTGATACATAAGTACTATTTCCGTATGCAACGAATGCGTTTGCCCCATCTGCAATTCTAAACGAATATGGCTAAAGCTCTCCCATTCCTGCAAAAAATCTAGAAGCTGGTGTAGTATCTACATCATTCATATCAATATCTCCAGATTTTTTACCTTTAGTTAGTCCAGCTTCGGAAGATAAATCATGTTGATAATCAGCATGGATTTCCGATGTTTCATCAAGTTGACTACGTAATGCTAATGTTACAAACTATTTAATGCCATCTTTATCAGTTAATCCTATATTTGTAGCATGAGCTTTTAATACTCCCATTTCTTGAGGATTAAGCTACGCTAATATATAATTTATGGCCATATTTATAGTACCATCGTGAGTAATTTTTTTCTCACTGATTTTATATACGCCGGGTTCAGATTCCTCTAATATTTTAGAAAGACCTTCTTTTACTTTCGATAATTGACCATCTTTTCTAGCAAAGTATTCTGTAGATGTTGTATATTTTCCAACATTAGAAGCAAGATCATTTATTGTCTTAACTACATCTTTTATTCCTATACTACTAGCAATAACATTTGTAAACTAACCTTTATCAAAAGCTTTACCTGTATAATATGCACGCATTTGTGCCATATATCCTATAGTAACCATACGATCTCCTTCCTATAAATGAGCAGGATCTCTTAATGTAACGTTTCCATCGCTATCAGCTACATATACACTACCATCACTAGTTACAGCAAATTCCTACAATGTTCCTTTTTCACGAGCATGTTTAATAGCATCATCGTATTCTTGTTTATTCTATCTAATTTCTGGCAATATTGAAAGTAACTAGTTATACATTCTATTTTTAGCTCGTGGATTACTATTGCTAAGCATATTATGAAATATTTCAGAATTTTCTATAAAATACTATACATCACTAGGTAGGCCGTGTTCTAATAGAAACTTTCTCATTTCTTTATCTATTAATTCATCGCCTTCTTTACTTTCTTTTGTTGTTGATTCTGTAGATCCACTAAAAATACTAGATCCACCAAATTGAGGCAACGGCTATTCTACATTTGTAAAGCTGACGAAGGCAGGTAAGCCTCCGCCAGCTAATTTCTTTATTCTCATTTTATTATTCCTACTGCTTTTCTAAGTAAATCACTTGTTAATTTAGAAACTTCAGATAATTGTTTCCTATGTGCTTTTTTATCTTCTTGAATACTTCTATTTGTAGATCTCTATGCTTCTCTTGCAGTTTTATAGAAATGGTCAGCCTATTTTAAAGACATTCTTTCAGCATAACTTAAAGATCCACCTTTCTTTTTATAATCTGGTACAATCCCAGGCGTAGCCAATGTCGGTTTTTTAAATTCGTAATGTTCTAAATAAGGCAATATCTAAGAATAGTATTCTGAAGAGAATTGTCCTTCTAGAGCATCTATTTCATCAACTTTTGACTAATATTCTGGTGAAGCATAAAATTCACTAGACCAATCTTGATATGAAGTACCGGCTTCTTTTGCCTATTTCCAGCTTTCACTTTCTATGCTTGCTAATTGTCGCTATAATTCTTTAAGTTTACTGTTATATTTAATTTTAAGTTGTTCTTCGGCAGCTTTAACCTATGCCTACTATCTAAAGGCTTGTGCATTGCGATATCGTTGTTCAACTCCCATCCAATAAGGTTGTCTAACTTGCATTTCGTTTGCCGTAATTCTTGCAGCTTCATTTTCTAACTTCTTATTATAGATTGCGGCAAGCCTTTCTAGATTAGTATTACTTATCGCATTCTCACGTTCAGCATTTCTGTTTGCAACAAGATTAGCATTCTCACTAGTCTTATAATACATTTCAGAATCAGCAAGCTAACCTTTCATTATTGCATCAGATCCTTTAATTGCAGCTTCCAATTTTCTTGCACCTTCGGTTCCAGCATCACTAGATATTGGTTTACTAGCAATAGCATTTAACGCACCTGCCTAGTTCTAAGCTACAACTTTTGATAGATAATCTCCGTGAACTATAGCTGTTTCTCTAAACGGATCGATTAATGCAGGTATTTCTTTATTAAGGACTTCAGTTGCTTCATTATTAGCATTAATACCTCCTATCATTCTATTTAATGCAATAACGTCAGCTATGTTTATATTTTTACTAATATCTGAAGCCTTATCTAAAACTTTTCTAACCCAACTTTTTTTATGATTGTTAGAACCTGTAGCAATACCATCTTGTGTGTACTATGTACCATCAGGAGTCTAATATAATGGTCTACCATTACTATCTAAAACTGGTTTACCATTTTCATCAAGAACTGGAGTAACATCTGTGTCTACTCCATTTATTTTGATTTTTGTCGGCTATGTAGTATTATTCTGTGTCGTACTATTCTATGTAGCAGGATTCTAAATTCGCCTCATATACATATACCCATTTTCTCCAGCATAAAGTTCAACACCTCTTTTATTTAATTCTTTATTAGTATTCGCTAAAGTTTCATCAGTAAAATCTTCTTTTTTACCAAATATTCGTCTATCATAAGTCTATGTACCTCCTAAGCCATCTGGAGTATAAACGTAATTTCCATCATTTCCTTTAACACCGTCTCCCTAGTTACCTGCTGTAGCTCTACTATAACGATTATTTTTCCATCCGTTTGTTACTCCATATTGGTTTATGTATTCTCGATTTGTGTTAATACCTGTCTGATAAGTCTCTACATCCTTGTTATAATTTAAAGCTTTTGTTGGATCATAATCTTTAAATAACCCACTGTGTGTAGTTTGATACTAATTAGATTGATTTATCCATTCGTCTAACTTTGTAGGATCTTTTATAGCATCTAGCTGTTTTAACATTTCTGGAAAATAAGCCATAAAAATCTAATCATACCAAGAATTTTTATTATTAGGAGTTACGTTTCTATAGGCTTTTCCAGAATTTTGAAATTTTGGAATTAGTCCACCTTGTAGATATTTAGTTAATACATTATCAATGAAGCCGCCTTGTTTATTAAATTTAATTGAATAACCTGATAGTAAAGCGTCTCCTAACGTAGTTTTTATAGTAGAATTATCAGGCCATTTAATATAAACTGTTGCTTCTGGAGAAACTTCAGTCATTCCAGGTTTTAATTTTGATACAATCCTTACTTTCTTATCTCTATCTGTAACTATAAACCCTTTTTTGTTTTTAATTGCTTGTTCTGCTGCACGGATACGAGCATTCGCGTCTGCCCCAAGTAATTGTGTGGAAGTATTGCCCCTACTTACTGTAGAAAAAGCTATTCTAGCATCTTGTCTTGCTTCACGAATACGCTACTTAAATCTTTTTTTCGGTTTAGTAATAAGGTTATATTTCTTGAAAGTTCCAGCAATATCTGTTCCAATTATTGAATCATTATTTGTCTTGTCTTTCAAATTACTTTCATTTCCACCTGTTTCAGTATTAGGTTTTTTTGAATCACTTCCTAATGGCTTATTTTCATTACTACTAGTTTCACCAGGATTTTTAGTTCCACCTGTTTGTTGTTCTCCAACATTAGTCTACCCCGTCTATTGTGGAGTAACTTCTTGTGAAGCAGTTTCTTGTTGCGTTGTTTCTTTTTTCTAACCCCATCTATTTAATCTAGATTTCGAGCGTCTATTCTCATAAGCTCCGGCTTTTGCATTTCTATTTACTCTTCCTGCACGAGTTAAACCTAACATTGCAGTAATGCCATAACCTATCGCTTTTAAATCGTCGTAAGTAACTTTTTCACCAGGTTTCTATATTCTTTTTACAGCATCTATTGCCTCTGGTGCAACATTTGCCGCAGCAAATGCACTAATCATCCAAGGTGCAGCTCTACGAAGTCCCCTTACTAAGGTAATCATACGACCTTCTTTATTCAGAAATCCACCTAATCCTGGAATGTAACTAATTGCAGCAAGACCACTGTTGATTAATAAATTTTCAGCAACTTCACTTCCAGACACATTAGGATCTGCAAGGTCAGAATAAGTATGTCCAATAAGGCTTCCAGCATTACCTGCATGAGTCAAAGGATTTAATCCACCACCAGTGAAAGCTCCAACAGTTGCAGCAATATCTCCAACAAAACCCATAAGCTAAGAAACCTAATAATCTTTTAATTGCAATTCTCTACCTTTTTTAGATACTTCTTCTTTAGAAGGTGCTTCTTTTTTCTATGAATCTACCTAAGCTCTTTTTTCTGGATGCTACATATAATATAGTTGCTCTCCTGTTTTAGCTTTAAGTATTCCTCCTTCTTTATTCTGCTCAACTTGTTGTGCTGTATTACGTAATCTAGCAACTAACTATTCGTATTGTGAATAAAAATCATCTGGAAGATTTACACCGTTTTTCTAATTATACTCTCGTATAAATTTAGCTGATAATTTCTATCCATAAACTTCTGGAAAATCAAACATTGACATAACTCGAAGTCGTCTTCCATCAAATGCTAATACAGTAAGATCTTTACCATTTTCACTTCCAGTTATTGCTTTCCATTGTCCATTACCTTTTAAAGCTTTTCGACTAACGCATTCGTTTATTAAAGAAGCAACCCACTTTGAAGGATTAGGATCTAAATCACTCAACATGCCCACACCAACTCTTCCACGTAAGGCTGTTAGATCAGATTGTAGTTCCTTATTTGTTTTGGAAGAAAAATCATATAATGCATCAGAATTACTTACTGAAGATTCTGGCACATTTATATTTAAATAAGGATTTTTTCCATATGTTTTATACCATTCTCCTTTTTTCTAATCTTTATAAGCAACAAGTCCGTTATATGCGTTTTCTAAATCGGTATATTGTTTCTAAGCTTCAATTTGCTACTTATATACAGCTTGAGATTGTTTTAATTCCTACATTTTTGAATTAACATAATCCTCAAGATTTTCTGATAAGATTCCTTCAGAAATACCCTACTATCTGAATTGTTCACGATAATCGTCTTCGGTTTTAGCTTTAGTTTCTTCCTTAGTATCAGAAGTAGTAGATGATGTATTACCATAGCCTAGAAAATCTTTTAGTCCATATCCTCCTAAATTATTAAATTTTAAAGCTAAATCATCATTTAATTCACCGTTTAGTGCTTCTAAAAATGAAGTACGTTTTATATTAAACGTATCAACTCCTTTAAATATTTCTGGATCAAAATCTAATTCTAAAAGCGCGCCTTTTAACATATCTTTGCGCTAATCTACAGACGCAATTTTCCATCCTTCTGTATAAGCTTTAGCGTTGCCTCCAAAATACTTATCTCTTATTTTTTCATCTAATGCAGATCTTAGTGAAATATCTTTCTTTTCTGGAGCTTTATAAGGTTTTATTACACCTTTATCAATTAATTCATAAATTAAATCTGTACCAAAATTTATTCCAGCTTTTTTATCATTGGTCACACTCCTTCTTAGAATCCCATGTCCTGTTTCATTAAACGTGCCATCACTATCCCATTCAGGAGCAACAACAAAAGATCTAGGTCTTACATTACTATAAGAAATCTATTTCTATTGCATTGCGGGAAATAGATAATTATAATAATTCTATATTACTTGTTTAGATTCATCGTTTAACTAATTGGTCAATAAATATGTGTCTAAGTTTCTTAAAGCTGCATCTTTTATATCCTAGACATTATATAAAGTTCCTGCAATTTCAATCGTTACTGGTTTTGTTGGAGTTGTGCCACCTTCCTAATATTTTCTTATTACCTATGCCATATATCACTAAATAAAAATAAAGGGAGAAACCAGTAGCTCCTCCCTCTATTTAGTTAAACATTAATTATCTAACTCGTACTAACTTAGCACCACGTCTTGCATAAGTGGGTTCCTCAGCAGGAGCCTCTTGAGGTGCTCCACCACCTTGCGCCAACTGTAATAATGCTTGACAAACAGCCATAGCAGCGTCACAATTCTATTCTTGTAATGCCTATTGAGCAACTTGTAAAATTTGCATCAAAGGATCCTATCCACCTTGCTCAGGTGCTGGTGCGCCACCTTCCATTGGGGCGCCTTCTTCTACGGGAGCTTCCATTGGTCCTCCCTACTAAAAGCGTTTAATTCTCATAATTATTAATAATTAAAATTTTAGTTAATAAACAATATATTGTTACTGATATATCTACAAATATATAATTATAAATTTTATATTCCAATTATTTTTAACAAATAATAAAAATATTAGATTTATGTATCGTTATTAATCTTTCGATTGAACATACTCAGGCTTTCTGTCATCCTAACGGTCTAATTCCTAAAATATATATCTTCCAAGAGCTTTATAGTCTTTATCAAGTTTAGAAGCTTCTGCTTTTTTAGCCTTTTTGATAAGAATCTTAGTTGAACGTCTACTAAAAATACGTTCACCTCCTTGAAGTTCCATTTGAACACTTCCATCTGGAGCTATAACCTACATAGGCGATTGTTTGGAGTCAGATTCGTCTTCTTCTTCAGAATCTTCAAATTCAAGTTCGTCACCTTCTTCAATTCCAGAATTCTAATTAACCTCAAGTACGTATTTTACATTATCCTCTTCAACAACAGTCTCATCTTCTGGTTTACCCTAATAAATAGATATTACTTCCTAATCTTCATCGATAAAAATAATATCCAAAGGTATAAGCGTATCTTTCATCCAAAAACTAACTGTCTAAGGTTTATCATAAACAAAAAGCATACCTTCATTTTCAGGTAAATTTTTTACTCCCTATAAACCTTTTTCTTTTTCAGATTCAGTTTTAGCAATCTATACCGAATACTATTTATTTCCTATATAAATATTCATCATCTTAAAGAGTCATTGGTTGTTGTATCATTATCATAATCATAATTTAGCCAATCTGATTCTGGCATTACTGAATCTGAAGAATTCACATCACTTTTCGAAACGGTTATTCCAGAATCAGTATTACCATTAAGCTGTTGTCTAGTCAAATTACTATAATAAGCTTCTACTGCATTTCTAGCCCATCTAGCAACATCTAAGGCATGTTCTTCTTGTTCTGCCTTTAATTTATCTGCAGTCGACTTATATGCTCCGAACCCATAGGCTCCGAGGTGATACAAAAGATCACCTATGGTAAGCCACCACATTGGATTATGGCTTGATATTGCGTGTATCTTAGGATGTTTAAATTGTCTAGTGGAAATTGATGTTGATTTAGGAGCAACGTTGTTTTCTAAAACTAGCGCTTGTTGTGGAACCTTACTAGCTTCATATAACATATTTTTTCCTATCTTTTTGCCTTTTACATCACCTGGTAATTTTTTTAAATCTATTTGACCTTGTTTATAAACTTCTGTTTTAGCTTCTGGATCTATTCTACGATAATCTCTTACAGGACTTGCCATATTATATCCAACCGCAGGAGCTAAAAACAATAAATCGGTATTATATGGATTAAGAACATACTAATCTACAAATCCTTCCTCTACAGGTGTATAAGCCTCCCATGCATTATCAAATTTATAAGTTGGATCTAAGTTAGCTAACTATTTAAGTTGATTAATATTAAGATTTTGTAAATCAGACGCATCAACTATACTTCTAACATATCTAGCATAATCATCGCCATTAGTTATATTTGGAAAGTTCTAAGCGACATTTTTAGAATACTATTGCGCATTTGCTGTATTAGCAGCCGTTGATAATCCAAGTAGTGCAGCTAATCTTGCAGCTCCTGAACCCAAAGTAGATCCTATTACAGAACTTGCTTTAGAAACATAAGGATACAACGTCTCAAATCCTAACATTTCTGGAATAGCTTTACCAAGAGCGGTTATGCCAGCTCTTGCAGCAGGCATTGCTCCAGCCATCATCCAATTTAGAGTATTTTCAGACGGATCAGTCCATTCGTCTATTACTATACCATCCTACATACCATTTTTGTATTCCTCTTCTGTAATTGGAATTTTATGAGGATGTACCTAATCTCTATAAGTAACGAATTTATATCCGTATGGTGCATATTGATCAGGTCCAGAACTAATATAAAGGCTTCTATATAAATCTTGAGTTGACGGTGTAGAATCTGTTGGAGTTTCAATGGTTACATTAACGTTTTCTTTCTATTGCCTAACATTATTCTGTGTAGGTTTCTTTGTTCTTTTTGTAGTTGAAGATTTTCTTGAAGGCTTTTTATTTGTTATTCGTTGTGAAGCACTCTCTAACCTTTGTCCTGGTCTAAGTGTACTTCCTGGACCAGTATATATATAATCATTATCAGTCATACTTTCATATTTTATAATTGGTTTTGCTAATAATTAAAGTAATTTTTAATTTTAGGCTTAATTGTCGTTGTATCTACTTTAGGTATTATAGGAGTATAAGTAACAAAAGTTTGTTTCTAAGGAATCGTGTTAATTATATTCTGCTGGTCTAAACCCAACATATCTATTAAATTATACTCAGGAAATTCTAACCACGAATCATCTTCTTCATCAAAATGAGCATTTAATGTTTTTAATAGCTATTTTAAGCTTTCATTCTATTTAGGGTCTGCGTAATAAACTTGTTGCTAACTAGATGTGTTTTGTGTACTAATTGAAGAATCTCTTGTATCGTCTTTCTGTTTATTATTTTTCTTTCTACTTTTCTTCTATTTGTTAGAAGGAGTTACTGGAACCTAATTTAGTAATTGTGGATTACTTTCCAATCGGACGTATTCTTCTGGTACCTACTAAGACGCATAAAACATTTGTGGTGCGTCTTTCATCATTTCAAAAATTGCAATTCTTGGATCATAAAGTTTCATTATTCTACTGATTCTATTAGGTTAGTTCTATCATCTGTATTATGAAGTATCTCTTTTACTAAAAGTTTACCTGCTTCAATGGCATATTTATCTTCTTTGTCCTCATGCCACTTTTTACGTAAGTCTTCTATTTTATTAGTAACATCAAGTGTGAATATTATTTCTGAATGTTCAATCTCAGCATGTTGTACTACTTCACCACCTTCTTTAGTAATTACAGGAATGCCTTTAGTGGTAACGTGAGTTAAATCGTCATTAACCTAATCAAGATGATTTAGTCTAGCATGTAATGCTCCTTCAGGAATAACGTTCATTTGTCCACCTTGTTTAAACTCTTCAACTTTCATTCCTTCCTAACCTTTAGGAGTTAAATGCTCACGTTGACCAATAACCTCCCATCTGTCAGAAGTTACTGTACCATCACCATTCATAAACACTACAGTTCCGTTATATAATCTAATTGGAGTTTTTCCTTTAATCTAGTCCTTGTCTAAATCCTTAGGTATTTCTACATATTTACCAGTTGCAACATCTATCGTTTTAAATGTTCGTTTAAGTTTATTCCCAACCTAATATTTACTGACAATTCTACGGATCATTTGTCCACCTTTTTTATCTAAAATAGTACTTTTTGCCCGCAACATATAAGGTAATGCTGGATTAGAATCGTATCCAATAAATCCAGCTTTTCCATTATATTTAATTACCGGCTCATATCCTAACTCCTAAGCTCTAGTTAAACCTCGTGTTGGATTGCCATCTTTATCGTATAGCTGTATCATTCCTTCTGGTCCATAAGGTTTAGGCGATAAGTTTTTTACACCTTTAGGTCTACTATACTATTTAAGTTTAAACGGATTTGCTGGCTTTTTATATTTTTCAACTTTCATACCATGACGAGCAGCACGCATTTGTTGAATGCCACCAGATAAATCTATGGCCTATTGCTGAGCCAAGAACGGAGTAGAACCTTGAGCGGCAAGATTATTAATTGTATTAGTATCAACTATACCACTAATTGTATGTTTCATATTCTATGTAAATTCAGTTAATTGATTTTGTTTCTTTCTAGCACCACTACTAAATAAACCATATTTCTTACCAGCACCAATTTGAGTAACATCTTGTGTAGTCAAGAATCCCTAGAATCCCCCGTTAGTAGATCTATCGAGTTCAGCGTTACGAGTATAAGTATTAGCTTTTTTACCACCAAAGCCGTTAATGAGGCCAAGAGGAGTTAAGTTAAGAAATGTTGAATTTAAGATAGCATCAGTTTTTGTCATACCATCAGTACCACCACCGATTTTACTAACAGCATTACCTACTAATTTACCAACACCCATTACACCACTAACTATATTACCTATTGGTCCAAAATTAGAAGCGGCTTTTTGAATAGTATCGTAAGCAGTATCCATTCCTTTAGTGATATCACCGTGTTTACCATCTAAACCACGTTTGCCAATCATATCACCAATAGCTGATGCTGTATCACCTATAATTCCGCCATAAGAACTTCCAAATTTACCTACTTTGGAGTTCATAAAGCCTCCTGTAGCTGTATTATTCTCAAAAATCTTTCCAAGTTTGTCAGTACCTTTTTTAACTGCTTCTTTAGTAAGTGAAGTTGGTGCTGGAACTCTACTAAGTAAATTATCACCAAAGTTATCTACTGCATGGTACTAAGGCTAAATAGTTAAATTTTTTAACCCTCCACTAGCTAGCTTAGCGTTCTATTGTTTCTTATACCAATCTAAGGCATTAATCTATGTTCCAAAATCGAATCCTGGAGATCCGTTCATTGATAAAAACTAGTCTCCCATAATTAATTATAACTTTCTTTATATTGAGTAATAATGGCAGAGATAATAGCTAACTAATCTCCAGTATATCTTACTCTAATTCGTACATATTTATCTCTTATTCTTGTCTGTTTTAAACGTCCCCAATAGTCAGTTTCTATATCTTGTGGAACTTCTATTTCACCTTTAGCTATTATATCTTCAGGAATTGGATTCATAGCAATATTAATTGGAGGTTCGTTTGTCCAAGTTTCATTCTTTTCAGCATAGTTAATAGATGGTATTTGAATATCCCAATTATCTTCTGCATATTTACAATTACCTAATCTACGCCCGTATTCAACTTTCTTATAGAGAATTCCGTTTTCTTCTTTGACTTGAACGTTATGACTCATATAATATTGCTTTAATCTTTTAGCATCAGGTTCATCCACTCCACAAATAGCCTGCCATTCATAACCATCTATAGGATAAGCTTTAATATGTGTTGCTACATCAAATTCATTTACAGAATTATCATAGACTATTTCAGAACCACTCATTGACTGATAATCCTAAGATTTAGAAGTGAGTCGCTGATAGGTATCATAAATTTTATTCTTCTTATCTACATGAGATACTGTTAATGGAAACATTACAGATTTAGGATTTCTATTAGGATTTACTTTGTCTTTATAATCCTTATCATATGACAGATAAGTATCCTAATAATTATTTGAATAAACTTGTTTAGTCTTTTCCTAACGATAGTACATATTAGGTTTCTCATCTTTAAAATCATAAACCTAACCTACCACTTCATAATGGAATGATTCTGGCTATGTCTTATTAGCAATCATTTTAAGATTGTTGAAGATTTTATGTACATTAGGATTATCCGCAACTATAAATTCAAACTCAAAAGGATGTTGTTCATCATACCAATTACACCAGTTATTTTCTTTATTGTGTTCCCAAAGATAGTTAGCATCAATAGTCTTTTGAGTTCTTAAATCTCCTTGCTAAAGAGAATATTCATTATCAAATGAATAGTAAATGTTATTGATGTTACCCGAATAAGAAGGAATCCAAGAATAGAAAGTTGTGAATTTCTTAGTTATTTCATTGTAACATAAATTCCAACCTAAGTAATCATCACCTATTACTTTAAAGAAAGTAAACATAAGATCTTGTTTATGTTTGTTATAATGTGATTTTACATTTAAACTAAGTACATTAGGTTTAGTTTCCTATTCATTTACATCAAGATTATCTTTTAAGAATTTCTATAACTTAAGGTCAGATAGAACTTCAAACGAATCTCCATAATGCCAAATCTTTTTAGCTACTGTATCAATACCATAAACTCCAGTAGCTGTTTGAATTACACTATCAGCCCACTATGAGCCATATTCAGTAGATAAAAATCTCGGTTTATCGGATAATACCTTACTAGTATCAATGTATGAAAATCCAGATTGTGAATTAGTAGCAACGGCACGTTCATTAACTTCAATTAAAGCAATTGCATGTTCAAACACACAAATAAGATAACCATCATAATAGTTGACTAATTTAACAATCTCTCCATACTATCTAGTATAATCCTAAAATGCAGTTTTTCTAAATGTTCTAAAGTTATTTATATACGAATCTTTAACTGCTAAGTCAGAATAAACGATTCTATTTGAAAAATTAGTTTTTAATGTTGGCACTTCTTCCTAAAGGACATATATCTATTCTCCGAGTGATTTTTCGTAAGCTCCGTTTTGTACATAAGAATCAGGGATTTTATTAGAAACAGCTCCTCCATTTGAACGTAGAGGATAAAAAGAACGTACTTGATTAAATGTTGCACGTTCTGTTATATTTGACCCATCGGTGCTACGCATACATAAATTAGTTGAACTATAAACTTTAGTAACTAATATATGACCTAAAGCTACAGCATTAACATCTGAACGATTTAATAACGTTAGAGCATCTGTATCCTATGTTATAGATGTTTTATAATATATTAAAGATCGAGTTCTATCAGCATCGTTATCGTATTGTGCTACTTTGTTCTATGTGTCTAATCTACGTCCAGCAGCTTTAGCCCAAGTTTTATTATCTGCAATCTCAGTATTTATTGGAAATGATGGGTCTGTAAAATTACGATTCATTGTATGAGCAAAACTACAAATAAAAGCGTCACCTAAATAACATTCAGATGATAACTCAGAAGTTCGTTTACTTACAGGATACCAACTTGAAGCATCGTCTTTTCTAGTTTTAATAACTTCTTCGTTAGATAAATCTTTTCTATTAGGAATATAAATATTAATTAAATCATAAGCATTAAAATCATTACCATCTTCTTCTATTCCAACGTATGGTCCATAAATACCTCTAACAGCCCAAGTTAAGTCGTGTTGATCTGTTTTTAAATCTATTCCGTCTATTTCTTTATTACCTACAGAATCACTTATTACTCTATAGTTAGTAAATGGTACTTTTGCTCTATGTCCTTCACTCGCTTCTCCAGCTACACTGGAATAAATTTTTGTTTTAGCTCTAACTGCGGGTGTATTTTCAGGAACTGCTATTAATCGTGCATCTTCGATTTTTGAATTTACTTTAGATTCATAATCTGTTGTACTAAATATTTTATCCTAAATAGCGATACCTTTATAAGTTCCTAAAGTTTTATACTATAATTGACCTCCAGTAAATAACTAATTAAATTCAGCTTGTTTCACTTCATATTCAGGTACTACTAAAGCATCTGCTTCAGGACTAGAAACAACTGGTTCGTCTTTCTATCTATGCTTATCCTAACTAATATTTTCAACATCTCCTGGTTTTAAAGGTGATTCTTTAGACTAGTTACCAACAGTTAGCAATTTTTGAATCTAGGTTGATCCTATAAATGATTCTCCTAATATAGGCCACGCGATACCTTTTTTTTGCCAAATATCATATAAATTATAAATTCTTATACCATTGTGTCTAATATCAGATGCAATATTTCCTCTTAAAAAAGATTCAGTAAACCAGCCTAATTTTATATCGTTTATGATTGTCTAATCTGTCGAATCTGCGTAATGTACATAGGTATCAGGAACTATAGAACCTCCTAATACTGAAAAAAGTTTATTTAATGCAGCATTTCCATATAAAGATTCGGTATCATCAGTATATATAATGGCAGGTTCAGTTTCAGATTTGTAATTTACTGTTTGCGACTAATCTTCTTCTTTTTTTACATAGTGTGTATATTGTTTATAAAATGTCCATAATATAGGTTTATCATTGATAGTAGAAGATATAGAAGAATTATAATATAATAAAGGTAAATAAGAAAACTTCTAATCACTTCCAATCCTAACACCTTGGGCAAGTATTGTTTTTAACCTCTTCTATCGTACAAAAAAATACCCAATTGTATTTTCTGGCAATTGAGATAAAGTAAATTTAATACCTAATGCTCTAGTCTCACTTAAATTGTAATAATCTTCTGGAAACTAAAATATACCATATTCATTATTATCTAAATTACCTTTAATATTGAATACTGGAGATAATGAATAATCAGACATTATATATACAATTCCAAACCTATAATATTCTCCTGGCCAATATCCAGTGAAATAATATATATTGTTAGTATTATAATATCCTCCTTCAGAAGAAATAATATGTCCATCTCTTAAGTATTCATATTTTGAGACATATTGAAAATTAGTTGAAACATTTCCTAAGGCTTGAGTTATAAATTCGTATGAGATATTAGTTTTTGAAAACGTTTCTAAATCTTTATAATACTAGTCCTACTTAGATAAATTACCATAGAACAATATATTTTGATTAATACTCTATGCTTTAGCTTTATCTATAGTTAAATAGTTAGTATTTATAGTTGTGGAATCAACATCTGTAGTTGGTTCGAATCCAGATATAATAAACGTAGAATAATATTCTTTTTTCTACTCATCGTAGCTAACTTCAAAATATTTATTTATTTTTTCATAAGTTGTTAAAGCGGTACCACTAGCGTCTGATGAATTACGAGAATAATAAACATAAACTCTACTAAATTGCCTTGGAATATTAGATAAAGTAAAACCAACTTGTTTATAACTATTTTCATCTTCTAGACCTCCGTCAATGCTGAAAGGATCATTTAAATTACCTTTATGACAAGTTACCATACTTGACTACCCAACAAAGTCAGACTCATTATCATCTGCATCAGCGAGAGTAAAGTAAAAAGTATATGTTCCTACTTTAAGGTATCCACTAGTCTAAACGCCATCAAATTTAATATCGACAATGCTATTTACTATTTTATGTAAAGATGTAGAATATTCAAAGTCTTCTTCAAAATAAATATTTGTATCATTATCTCCAGACCTATCTACTAATTCGTATTCATTATCTCCATATAATGAAAATCTAGTGTTTATAAGTCTTGGTATATTTTTATTATCTGTGAATATAAGATTAACTGAACCATCGTAAGATTTCTAACAATCTATAGTTAAAGGATGTTCTACATCAAAATTAAGAGATTTAGTATTAAACTAAGAGTTTATAAGAGCTGTCGTTTTCTATTCTTCAGATAGATTTTTAAACTCGTTCGCTGTTATATCAGATAAATAATTGTGTAAAGGCTCATATTGGTATATCAGTTTACCTTTTTTGTTAGAATAATCTGGAGAGGGAAATGTTCCAATTTCACAATAGTTGGTTTTCGGATTAACCGAAAATATATAAAGTATACCTCCAAACTCTTTGAGTCCGATAGGTACAAATCCATCTTTTAACTAAACATATGTATCTTTTTCAATTGGAATCTTTGAATTACCTATATCGTTTTGTAGGATTAGTTCATTTCCATTATATGTAATTAGAGTGCCATTTAAACAGTTAGTTAATACATTATTAGGAGTAGCTAAAGGATGTGCATCCATTACTAAACCATCTTGAAACGTATTAGTTGCATTCATATTATATCATAATTTTTACTATCTATCATAAGATCTTTTAATGTCATCGCTTTTTCTCTTGAATATACCAACTATACATTTTTAATAGTAGCTTGCTCTCTATAATACTAATATCCTAAATCTGTAATCGCTTTGAATCTGACAAAATGTTTCATACCGTCATAAAACACTTTTGCGGCATCTAAACATTTAAACATTGTTACTTTGTTGACTTTAATGTTTTTAATGGGGTTTACTTTTGTCAATTTCTCATAATATTTATCTGGAATGGCTAAATAATAATATCCATCCCAGTCATGTTTTTGTTCAAAGATATATCTGATTTTCATAAGTAATTTACGTTTATAATAATGGTAATGTTTAATACCATCATAAGTTAATTCACCTATATAAAACCATAAATCTTTATTTTGTATTTGGACATCGAGACCTCGTCTTACTAATCTGAACATAAGACGAAATCCAAAGTTTACAATTTTTTTAATGTCGGATCTTAAAACATTAGGATATTTCTCTTGCAGCTAATCTATATAATCATCAACATATTTAATCATTAGTAATAAGATTTACCATTATTTGCATTTTCAGCTATCTTCATTTTTCTTTTAGTATCAAGATGGATAGGTTTTTCTACAGTATACCCAGCTTTTTGGTATTTAAACATAGGTAAATATCCCGTAAAATTAGTAGACAGATAATCTATCTCTTTCCAAAGTCCACGTTTTCTACGTTTTAAGAACTCTTCATCCGAATATCCTTTAATATAAATTTCTGCAGTTACACCTTTAGCTAACTTAAAATCAAACGTATTACTATTATCTATAATATCATCTATTATTAGCTATAACGCATCTGCAAAAATCATATTCGCAAGATATTCTTTATGTTCTGATTTTACAAGTTCTTTAACGTATTTACGTTCTGTCTTGATACGTCTGTTGTTAAACGGAAGAAATAACTAAGGTCCATTTATAGCATGTCCAAGAGCATACATATTAATTAATTGGTTTAAATGACTTTCCGTATATCTTTCTATTAAATGTAACTTTCGCGTCAAGAATCTTATCCATATCATTTTGATTAATATATTCAGAGACTCTTGCTGCATCACATAATTGTAACCATCTTTGATTTAAGAGTTGTGCCTCCTAAATAATTGTCGGATTATGAGTTCTCATACCTTCTTTAAATTTCTAAATATATGCAATAAAACAAGCTATTGCGTCTTTCTATTTCTCATTTACATAAGGTAATCCTTCATCATCAACTTCTTGTCCTTTATATAAGATTTGGATCGGACCATATTCTTTATCAAAGAAAAGTTGATCTCCAACCCTCTCATATTTTACATATTTACCTCGTTGGTATAGAGGATCTTGAAACTCTTTTAATGATTCAATATATGATTCTGTGAATTGTGAGTGAAAATCTCCATTAGGCGTATCATTAGTTACTCTATTCCAATCTTCATAGAAATAATTAACTGATTCAATCACATCACAATTACAGGGTAAAGTTACTTGTTTGTTTGCACAATCTACGTCTACAACAAATCTATATAATCTTGTATTATGTAAACCTATTTTATTCCAAGCTATTAAAGCAATTTCAATAAGACTATCTGAGTCTGTAAGATCTACATCATACATAAGGTTTGCCTACCACAAAGCTGCTTTAATACTATCCATTATTTAGGTACTTGGTTATTAGGTTGCTAAGGTTGTAATAACTATTTATAATAATAAAGCTTCTTTTTAGTTATTCTTTCCTTAATTTCTGCATCTAAGAAAGACATATTGTTCATATCTGCATCGCATTCGCATCCAAATTTACTAAGTTGTCGTTCATCTTTAAATACACCAATCACTGTAACACGTTTAATAAAAGGTGCATTAAATACCCAACAATCACACATTCCATTTTCATTTGGAGATACGTTTACATATACATAAGGTTTATCGTTTCCCCACTTTCTATAACGTCTATAACGTAAATTATTAGCTTTCGTATAAACAACAAACGGATTCTAGAGATCTGGAGAACCTATGTATTCAATACCTACATCTCCAAAATCAGTTAACAATATCGGTATTTCAAAATGCATTGTAGGAGTTCCTCCCCATAGAGAGTTGTCTTCCTAACATTTAGAACAATTTTCAATATCTTTACAATCTATAGGTATACAAGATATTGTTCGCATTAAATCCTACTTAGGAATAATCCCTTTTAATGTGTACTATTTAATTACTGCAAGTCTTTCTTCTGCTATTTCGTCTTCTAACTATTCTAAAGATAAAGTTGGAGTTGAAGAATAACCTCTTAAACCTCCAACTATATCATTATAAATAGCTGATGCTAATTTACTATATGCCATAATAAAAAAGGTGGTGGAATCCCACCACCTTTAGCTTTTTAATTAAGGATTAGTTTCTTCGCTATCTGTGGAACTATCAGTAGCTGGTTTATTTACTGTACTAGCTTTTCTGTCTTCATCATGTTCAAACTTTTCAATGGTAGCTGGATCATGAGTAGGATCGTCATTAATAATACCTCCCTCTGTACCGCCTTCGCCAGAACGAACACCTGTAACAGTAATGAGCTTTTTATTCCAACCGATGTCTTCGATTGCCTGTAACAAAGCATCGTCAAGTCCTGCACCGCAACCACAAGCAGGAACAAAGAAGACGTGAGTAGTCTTTGAGTGAGTTACCTCACCAACAGCTGAACCACCGAGAACACCACGACAAGAAATCTAGTGAATAGTGTACTGTGTATACTTGTTGCCAGGAATAGGCATTTCGCTTTCGTTGAGAGATTTCCAGCGGAAGTTCTCCATAGTAGGAAGACGAAGATCTTTAAGCAACTCTTCATAAGTACCAAAGCCATTTACACCCTGATAAGCGTGGATAAACTCTTTCTCAGATTTCCAGACAGGTTGCTTAGAAGTATCACAGGTGTTTTCACCCTCATAACAATCGAGTTCAGTAAGTTCGTCAACTGTTATCCAACCACCTTCACGATAGGTGCAACAATCAGAAATTTCAGGAACATAAACCTTTAGCTGAGCTTCTGTGAACCAACCATAGTTGTCATTTTCAAAGATTAAGTTATCACCATCATAAGAAACTTTTAGATAAACATCACCATAAAGACGGATAATCTTATTGATCATCTTAGAAATCTTTTCAGCGGTATTCTATTTATTTGTCCATTCATAATGGAAATCCTTACCTTTGAAAACAAAATCATTACTATAGAAAGAATTGTTGTCACCAGAACGTTTTAGATAGAAATCTAATTTAAATCGTTTAGCATTCTTAATATCATCATCTGCAGCAACAGCAGCATTAAAACCTGCAATATTAATCTTAAG